TTGATGAGTTTAGCATAGAAACGCTTTTCGTAGGTGTCCTTCTCCCCCCCCCTAACTGCATGGATATGTTCAACTTCTATGCCGTAACGTTCCTTGATGATAGCGTCCGCTTTCTTCTTAAACTCAACCATAGGCGGTAGGTCAGCGGAAATGGTGTCAGTAGCCCAAATTTCTACGTGTACTATGCGGTCAAGTTGCCAGCCTAACTTCTCTATGGCGCCTAAACACGCCAAACTATCTTTACCATAACTTAATGATAAAATATACTCACTCATTCAATCCTCTTACTTTCATCAAAAATAAATACAATTTATGCCCGTCACCCTCTCCCTTAACATCGGCCGGACTGCGTTCTGTCTCAAACCTAAAATAGTCTCTGTCGATACACTCGCTGCGCTGAACGCCGGAACACTCCGAATCGTTTTTACACCAATCACATTGATGTATAATATCACCATTTATTATCGAGACAAGCCAACGGATGTGATACGGAAGTCTGTTACCACACCATCTTTAATTTCATTCAAAATAATATCTGCGCCGCCATAATATATATTGCCATTGACGACAACTTCACAAATCTGCCGCCCATCATCCCATAACACAGAACAGGTTTCTCCAACCGTATTGCCAACAACTACTCCATCTTTACACGAATCGTTATCACGGTAGAGAATCGGCAGTTTTCTGTTGAAATCACTCACAGCTTTTTCGATGGCTTCCTTTGAGTACATAACGCCATTTTTGTCTGGACGACCAAATGGAATAGTCAATGCAAGCTGAACTTTTAAGTTGTCTAAGCGCATATTATCCTCCAATCCGCATACCGTTCCACACTGGCTCACAGGCAGCTTCCGATGTAGTAGAGCTTTTACAGGCAGCGTTTTGGCACAGTACGCAAATTTTTTGTGTGCCCATAATCAATTCGAGGTTCTGTATGGCTGAGATATATTCACATCTTTGATACTCAACTGGTTTTGTACAGTTCCCGTCAAACTGATTTCGACACAGTTTGAACCCACATCTCGGTAAATCAACCCTCATAAAATCAGCCTTTCATAAACAATCGTTCGACTACCACTTTTTTATCCTTTGCTTTTATACTTCTAGTTACAGAGCCTTCCCAAATACATAGCCAATCTTTCGGAGCACTCTGCTCGCTGACGATTACAATGTTGTCTTTTGACCATTCGTCCATTTTGCCCCAAAATTCTTCGTAATCGAAGTTTTGAGCGTTAGCATAATGTGTAGTGCCAATATATGGAGGGTCGCAATATATCACAGATTTTTGAGGATGAAGCTCTTTATAATCACAGGTTTTAAACACAATTCCATTCAAATCAGGTGCCTGTTTTAAAAGGTTTGTGGCCGATTCTTTATAATAATCTCTATATCTCACGCCAGTTTTTGATTTTTCATATGTAGGTTTCGCAAATCCGCCATCAAACCATCGCCCATTATACGAAGCGAGAAACCCTATATTCCCAATCTGCCAATCCTCAAATTCAGATGTGTTTCCAGATTTAAGCGCCAGTCGTGCTTTATCGTATAGTTCTTTAGAAACTGAATCGTATAATTCGCCACCGTGTTGAACATGACTCAAAAGAGCAATTAAGTATGGATTAAGATCGGATGCAAATTTATGTGAACTTTTTATTTTGTCGATGATATTTGCACCACCTACAAATGGCTCATAATACTTATCCGTCTCATTGCCATCTATATATTTTTGGATAATTGGAACAATATCTTTGGCAATTCGACTTTTACTTCCCATATATTTTATTGAGCTTCGCCTCTTTCCTTCTCTTCGTCATATTGCGCTAATGTCGCTTTAATTAAATGCGAGATTACATCTACAGTCCATCCATTACCTAAACATTTATAAGCCTGTGTGTCGCTTAAACAAGTCATATCATACCAATCAGGAACTGTCTGCAGTCGTTTACATTCGTTAACAGTCAGTTTTCTTATAATATAATATCCATCTGGCAATTTAATTGGGTATAAACTATCATTTACTCCAATCATGCCATTTTCCACTTTATAGATCGGAAAGACCATATCATCGTTATGTGTATTATTAATATTAATGGGGCAAGCATATAAACCAGTTTTTGCTCCTACGCCTCCGCCTTGGCCGCAAAGAGTAGTGGACTTGCCTTCGGGAGAATAAACACGATACTGTTTTGAATTGTGTGCCGGATTTTTGAGACTATTTTCAATAGTCCCTATTCTAATTGGCACACAACAAACATTGTATGGTACCCCCTTGCTAACATTTGCTGTCAGACACTTGCCCTTATCTTTAGTGGCATCTTGGATATATCCAAAATCAAAATGGTTTCGCCCATCTTTAATGGTACGCACCATATACTCCATTTCTTTTGTAGACAAAGGTTTTAAGGTATATCCTTTTTCAGATGTCGCAATCTCAAGAATTGTTTTTAACATTATTCCCTTATCTTGGGGTTGCTCAACATTTACTTTACTATACGTACCATCATCGTTGCGCTCACCGACCCAATATAGACGTTCCCTATTCTGAGCAGAAACAAGAGCTGAATTTATACAAATAGGTTCAAATCCAAACGTATCTGAAATGCTTTTTCGGATCGCAGCAGACATTGATTTGTTATTTTCATAAATGAAAAATTTCGGTGCTGCTTCGCGTAATGCACGAACATACTGAGAAAATAATTCCCAACCTACTCCACTCGCTTCAGTTTCTCTGTTTTTTGTTTGCGCAATAGACCAATGGGTACAATTATGTACAATACAATTATTGACCGTATACGAATGGTCCTTTTCAACTTCGATGTTATAAACAACCTCTTTCTTGCCGGTTGGTTTGACTGCTTTAACTTGAGTCCAAATAATATTATTTTGAATATAAGCCACAGACTGTTTTCGAATTTGTTTCTTAAATTGAACAATATATAAAGGGTAATTTGCTTTAATAATTCGATTATCAATCATATGGCCATCACGAATAGGAGCAATTGATACGCCAGCGTTTGTCTGATAAAGTGTTGTAATCAATCTCTGCAGTCCAAAAGCCAACTCTTTACTTACCGTACTCATTGCCCACGAATCTGAATTTTTGTTATAACATCCGTCCCCGCTTAAATAGCCCTCTAAAAAAGCGTTTCTTTTTTCATAACTTAAGCTGTAAATAAATTCGGGAATACGTTTATTGTACGAATGATCTCCGAAACGATTCTCAATGACATACTCAACGAGTTGTTGCGATGAGAAAGTGCATCGGTAAACAGATTGCGTGTGCTTATAGCATGAATAATGTCGTTCTTTGACATGGGCTTTAAAGTCATTTAATTTATCTTTGCCAACAGAAATAATAAGCTGGTAAATAAAACTATTTTTCCGCTCTTTTCTTTTGTCCTTTCTAATATGTCCATCAGCCAAATATCTTCCCAATAGCCAACACAATTCAGTTGTTAAAAAATCATTATCAACTACTGCAGAAGCTTTTAAGTGTTGCCCACAAAAGTGATTGGATGTCAAGGCTGATGCCGGAGTCCACTCTGGCTCTTCTGAAAATATACGTTGTGAATGCGTGGAGACATATTCAGAATAACTTGCCTTTCTTTTTTTAATAGTATAAAAGGGGTGTCCTGCAGTTGTGATAAACTCCGGATATCCAACGATTTTTACTGCGTAAGTATCTGCAATCCTAGTATTAGTTCGAACAACTTTATGATATTCGCCAGCATGAGTTAGAACCATATCGCCAATTTGAATTTCAGATACATCTTTATACCCATCTTTTGTCAGAACGAGATGTCCCTTCGTAAAGCAGGGGCTCCCTCCGATCAAATAGTCTATCCCCAACCATTTTGTAAAATCTGCAGCGAATACATCCCCGCATTGTTTTATCTCTGGAAAATTGTGACTCGATACTTTAATTGCAAATTTATCTATTTCGTATGATATGTATTTGTTCACGGTGACTCCTGCGTTTTTCATTGCAATCATTCCGCAAGACATACCGTCAAACAATGATAAAACAGAAACATGCTGTGTAATAATAATTCCTCCTGCGTCCAGGAGGCGGGTACCCTTTCAAAGCTTACCTCATAATAAAATAACAATTTTATTCAAAAAATCTCATTTTTTCATTCGACGATTTCGCCCTATTTTAGGGGGAAAAATGACAATTGGATTTTTTCATTTTTATCGTTTTTTTAGAAATGTGATGATGTGGCTGCCTCAGCAGCCACAATCTTATGTTTTAGCTCTTTATACTTGTTCATATACCAATCTGATTTCTGAATATCCTGCTCTCCGTTCTTTCTGAGAGCACGTTTACGATATTTCCAAACATTCAACAGGCAAAAATGCATAACCGCTTCGGTGCCAAACACCGTCTCCATCTCATCGATTGCTTCCATACCTCCAAAACAATAGTGGGACGGATGATTGATAATATCTGAATCTGCGATGCTAGACATTTTATCTTCATCTTTGTTACAATCATTATCTACAACGAGCTCATCAGCAAGCCCTTCAAAGGAATCGTCAATCCACAAATCAGCAGATTCTGATCCAAATTCTTTAATCCAGTATGTAACAGAATAACCTTTATAGTGTTGAGGATGAATACCGGCAATCGTTACAACTTTACCGGCAAGCGCTCCATAACCGTCGCCATCTCGCGCAATTCCCATAAAAATTGGGAAATTACCCTCTTTGACTTTTACTCTATCTCCGATTTGATATTTCATTTATACACTCCTTCTTGGTTTGCCACAGGACATTTCTCCCTCGGAACATTGACCATGCATACATGCGGCACCGGCATATTTAAAAATGTTAGGTGCTTTTTCTTTGCAAATTTCCAACATTTTATCCGCCAATTCTCTAATTTCCCACTGAGCTCTATTACAACAACGCAGTTTAAAGAAGTTCATTAAAGCTCTTGCATTCATAGTGACGATAATTTTGGTTTCACAGGCATTTGGTAATACATATCTGGCATCTTCGATTGACATTTTTTCCGATGTTTTTTCATCATATCCATCAGCGATATATTCCTCTTTTAGGAGTTCGGTGATTTTCTCATACGCATTATGAATATCTTTCATAATTTTATGGAATTCACGTGATGCTTTGGCATCTTCCTGAATAGCTTTGGGTTCTACGTAAGCGAACGTTTTTTTTAGGTTTACATATCGTTGAGATTGCTGCGAATAGCTTGCGATTCTATGTCTTACCAGCTGATGGCTACACGCTCTTGAAATACCTTCGATAGCGAAGGTGAATGAGATATGTTCAAAGGGGCTTTCATGCCCAATTTTACTTAGACGGTTTAAAAATCCTTCAATTTTAATGGGAGTTAATTTATCCATCAAATCGTCTACTTCAGCATTGCTATAACAGAGTTTTGCGGCTGCAGCGACGATTTTTTCTGGGCGTTCAGTACACGTCAAAAGACTAACTTTCATTTTTCTCTCCTATGCAGAAAATACTTCTAGTTCGTAACGAAATGCCTCGTTAACCTCTCCAATAACTTCAACATCTACATCGTAAGATAGATCCAAGCTAAAAAGGCCCAGTAAGGATTTGCCATTTACGGTAAACAAGCCGTGACTTACCTTTACAATGTTAGGCAACCGATTTGCCAAAGCCACAAATTCTTTAACATCTTTTACATTGGATAGGTTTGCTTTAAACTTCATTGTCATTCCTCCTATTTATAATTCACATGGATCAAGTCGAGTACTTTTCCTAACCCCAATCCATGTTTTATCTTTAAATCATTTTTATACGCTTTGCAGATATCTTCAATTTCTGCATGAGACATTTCTTTTCCATCATCATCGATGAACTCCCACTCTTCGCCGGTATCAAGATCCCAAGCTCTTGTTTCATTGATACAAAACTCATATTGTTTTGGATGGGAAAGCTTCATTTTTTGAATACGATTTGGTTCATCTTCTAAGTGGATCCCGAAAAGACAAAACATGCACCCCGAACGTGATAAACCAGTTGTTACATACTCACCATCTTGCTCGATAATATCTCCATAAACTGATGCCCACGGATGAGTCAACTTATCAATATATTGTTGATTCTCTTCTGTTAAAAACCGCTGAGACTTAATTCGTTGCATTATTGAATCTTCGAATAACGCAAGATACTGCAAAATATCTTGATTAGTCCAAAATGATAGTGGGTTTGAAGTAGGATAAGATTTATCAAATGCATTACACCCATATTGAAGCCAATGAGATTCTCTCAATCGGCTTTCCTCTGCCAGCATCCCTACAATTCCTACGAGTCCTGTTTGTTCTGTAAAGCGGTGTATTGGCTGTTTTTTCATTACATCACAACATCGTGCTGATATTTTGATATCCTCATCAATCAGATATCGCCATTTTAATGGGATTTTATAGTGTTTATACTTGTCTCCATTCATATATCTATCTTTCTGTTTTTCTGTTTTAGCAGATCGATACGATTCGATGGAGCTGGCCACTTCCTTACTGAGAATTGGATAGCCGTATTCTAAAATGACTTCTGAAAAAGGAAAATAGATATGCTTTTTAGTTTTATTGTCGTATTTTTGTGGCCGTAACCATTGGACATTTTCAAAACATCTGACAAAATCTTTGATTTCGGGATATTCCAACCCTGTATCAACAAAAACAGCTGTGATATCCGGATTAATTCTTCGGACTAAATCTATTAAAACGGTTGAATCCTTCCCACCCGAAAACGAAATATATACTTTATCGTTGTAATGCTGTAACCACTCTATAATCCTTGTTTGTGAAACTTGGATTTTTCTCTGTAATGGCCAAGAGCGCATTATTTTTAAATCTTCGTAAGTGTATTTACCCATAAAGCCTCTTATTTAAAATACTCTTGTCCGTCAATTTCATTACATTTTATTAGACTGCGGAACCAATCAATCGTTTTGGGGTCTTTAATATATGTAAAATTACAGTAATAAACTGCTCCATTGATTGTATCTGGAAGAATAAACGCCTTTTTAACTGCCACTTTGACTTCTTTGGTTACCGGCAAAGTATGGTCGTAGTAATTATGGATAGCTGTAAACTGGTCTTCGGCATGGAGAATATCATATACGTTATCTGGAAAAAGAGGACTTTTCAACCGATTTAATATAATATGTGTAACCGCAATCATACTTTCTTCCGAACAATATCCAACTTCATGCATTACTACCGATTCAATCATCTCAATTTCATTATCATTTATGTAATACGATTTACAATCTTCTAACGATACAACATATTCATCCGCATATGCTACGTTAATTTGAGATATCATCAGACAAGCTAACACAAAAACTGAAATGAAACATTGGATTGTTTTCTTCATAGTTACCTCCTAATTATAACTTTCTTCAATTTTATCTTCTCTTATTCTAAGAAATACTGGGAACCGAAGAGACTTAACTCCATCTTTGTTCTCGGTTTCCTCAAAATACTGGATTGTTACAATTTTATCAAGAAGAGTGTCCCTGTTATACCATAGACGATCTCTTTCGTCAAGAGTGTAGCCACTACCAACATTTAATTTGTTGTTTTTATAGTTTACAATTAAGGCTCCTAAAGTACCGGCGAGATTCCCCTCGCCTTCTTTATAACCTATAATTCTCAGATCAACATCTTGCATTACTTTGACTTTTAAAAGATTTTTTGTTCTTTTAAACTCATATGGAGCATCCGCTATATTCAGCATGATACCTTCTTGCCCATTACTTCTGGCCCACGATACAAGTTGGTCAATCATATTGATATCATCTCCATGATATAAGACTGGTAAAATGCGGGTATGGCCGGTTGCCTTTAGTTGATCTAAATACTTTCTGCGCTCATAATATGGATTATTTGCGTTGCCATCTTTAAAATCCGACAGATTAATAACATCGAAAATATGATATTCAATACCTACTTTATTCCCCTTGCTTCTGACGATTTGGGTGGTTCTTTTATAAAGATCTTTACTCACTTCATTTCCTATTGGCGTTGCCAACAATTCACCGTCTAATACTACCCCATTCGGAATCAAAGATAGAATATCTTTCTCCAACTCTATAAGGCCTTCAATAATCTGTCCTTGTCGGCTGTAAAAAGTAATAACATTATCCTGGCGTACGCATAAGCAACGAATACCGTCTAACTTTAATGTAAGATAGAACTCTTTACCTTTAACATACTCTGTTTTCTCATAGTATTTTTCTGCCAACATACAATCAAATTCAGGAATAAATTTGGTTTCATACGCTGCGTTTACTGTTTTGGCGCCACAACCTAGTTTTAAATTCTTTGACAAAATATCTTTACAGAAGGAGCGATATGGCTCCTCCTGTTTATTAATAAAGTCTTGCACAGTGGCGATTACAGAATCGCTGCCGTTATTGTTGACTCTAACAAAGGCCATTGCTTCATATATATCATCTAACGACATGGATGGCGGGCAAGATACTTTTTTGTTTATTTTCTTTTTTGAAAGACCTGTAATAATAAACGGATCTAAAAGAAATTTTAAAATAGAAAGAAACCTTTGATTATCTTGGTTCTCTCTCAGAATTTCAATCATTTCTTTTTTGCTATTAGTCTCGATAATTTTTTGAAAGATAGGATATACCTTTTTTATGCTCGCCCACCTCCGTAAAATTTTATATTGTCACCAACAATACGATAGTAATCAAGTAAATACCAATATCCTGCCTTATTTTTCGTAATGTTTTCCGCATAGATGATATCGTTTTTTTGTACGGGATTACTCTCATACAATTTCGTTCTTAAAGTTAGCCGGCCACTCTTTCCACTGCCAATGCTTCGTGTGAATAAAGCATATGCCCAAATGGTATCGTCTGTTTTACTTCGCAATGGTACAACATCTGTCAACAGAAGCTTTTTCCGATCCTCTTCTCTACCCGTAGTCAGATCAATATACCCCAAAAGCTCCTCTTGAGTAATCATTTTGTTTTTATAATCAAAATCTTCAATCTGAAGAGAACGGATATACTGTTCACACTCTCGAAGCAAACCTCTCATATCGATAATTGAATAGCTTTTTGCTTCTGCTCCGGATTTAGTAACGCCATTGGCATACCGCTTCAATATCTTAGAAAGAGTTACATCCACCTTATCTTTTTTAATTGTTTTTGCGGTTCCCTGTTTAAATAAATTAAACATATCATTGATGCGCAATAACTCTTTACCATTGCCAAAATCAGAGAAATAATCAATTTTGATTAAGATGTCTAATTGTCGTGAATTGGCCGATGTCTCCCTATTGATGTCCCACAACAGATCTACGAAATAATCGTATGACCGTTTAGACAACTCATATAGCTCATTCGGTACCTGTTCGTTCAGATATTTAATAGAGGCAACACCTTTTGCGATAACCTTTTGACTCTTATCAAACATATACTGATCTTTTGATACGCCAAATTTAGGGGGTATAATCCGAATACCATTATTTTGTGCATACTCCGTAATCGCTCTGACTTTATCTTCGTTATCTTTAAATATATTTAAAGCAGATGTAACGAACTCATACGGGTAATAATGTCGTAAATATCCACAAATATATCCTGTACATGAGTAAGAATCAGAATGATTCCATGAAAAGCCATAATCTGATGCATCTAAAATAACCTGCAAAAAAGGCTTGATGACATCCTCACATTTCTCCTTAGATACATTATAGTTTTGCGAGGTGTATTTAATAAACCGACTTTCAATTTCCGGCAAAAGTGTTTCTGTTCCCTTTTTCTTAGCAATCGCTCTTCGGACATTATCTGATTCTGCTTGAGAATATCCACAAAACTGAACTAAGAACTGCATAATTGTTTCCTGCATACAGATATGACCCATTTCTTTTGCAAGAAACTGATTTAATTCCTCCAACCCGTTATCATAAAATATTCCGTCCGCTACTTCATTACGGTAGCTGGAACATGCCGGTCTAATTAAACCATTGCCAAGAGAAAGCCATTTTAGCATCGAAAAATTCGGAATGTTTGGCCTTACCTTATTTAATGTTTCGTCAGACATAAATTTGCGCAAGTAGGCTTGAGCTTGTTCACTCTCCCATTGGAAAATAAGTGTGGTATCATCTCTGATTTTTTCCCATACATCCATATCTTCTAAATCAGTATTATCAGGGTCGGCTCTATCAATACCTACCATTTTACACGTTTCATTGATAACACCAATGTTATCCAACCCTAAAATATCCAGTTTTACGAAGAAAAGATCGTCCAATTCTTTCATATTTAGCATCGAAATGGGGTAGTCTGAAGTAGATGTTGTGCAAGTACCAACGTTTTCTGTCAAATCTAAATCGCTAACTAGTACACCGCTAGGGTGGGTGCCAATCGAAACGATTGTTCCAGAGACAATATCCACATATTCAAAAAGCTCAGGGTATTTTTTTCGCAGTTTTTCTGGGATCCCGTTTTTCCCTATTTGGTCACAAATATCTGCTACTTCTGATAGCGGAATATCCATGGCTCTCGCAACATCTCTTACCGCACCTTTTTCAGCTACAGTGTTAAATGTAATAATCTCACTGGTTTTAATTTGAGGAAGATTCATTTTATCACGCAAGAGAAATTGTTTTACTCTGTCTCTATCTTTACTAGAATAATCTGTATCAATATCGGCATTTGTAACACGTTCTGGATTGGCAAATCGGAAAAAGTTTAAATCAAAACGTTTACTATCCATCTGAGTAATTCCTAAGATGTATGCAATAAAACTGCCTGAAACAGATCCACGCCCATAGCCGCACAAAATACCATTCTCTCTCTCCCATTCTCGGATATAGTTTTGTAGCAACATAAAATCGATGGATCCAGTTTTCTTATAAACCGCAAATTCCTCGTCAACAGTTTTATTGATCTCCTCTATAGTGTATCGCTTGTTGATATACGGATGATTTTTAATTGCCGTATTGATTTTCTGTCGAAAGGTCGTAGCTGAATCTTCATAAATATGAGGATATTTCGTAGATTTATCTATATTAAAAGATTCAATTTGATCCGCAAGTATATTAGTATTCTCTATTGCATCTAAATACACCTTTTCAGGAATCGCGTTCTGTTCGCTGTATGCAGCCACTAATTGGTCATATGTTTTAAAAGTTAAATCCCAATTATCTTCATCACTGAAATGAATATTTTTAGAAAGCTGAAGAATTTTTCTACCTTTCACATGGGTATCGTTTAAACAATGTGTATCTGTGCCGGCAATTAATCTTAAACCATACTTTTTATTTAAGCTGTAGAGGTATTGGTTATATTGTACCTGTTTAGGATCGAGATGGTGACCTATCTCCAGCCATACTCGGTTGTTGTTTTCGAGAAGAAAATCGATAAATCGCTCTTTAAAATCTTCGTTTCCTTTACTTAAAGGACCGCCGATACAGGCCGTTGTAATTAAAATATTATCTGAAGTGTGTTTCAGCTCTTCAAAACTGATTCGTGGCGTATAGTAATAATGATTATCTTCTCTGCAAAAAGAAGTTGAAATCAACTTATTTAACTCGAAAACGCCAGCCTTATTCTTAGCGAGAAGGACACAATGGTAATTATCCCTAATTTTTTCTTCTAAGGACTCTGTTACATAAGTTTCGACCGCATGAACATACTTCATTCCGGCAGCTTCAATATCACATTTTTTATGCCACCATTCAAAGACTGACCCATGTTCGCTAAACGCCAAAGAGGTCATACCGCACTCTTTTGCTTTATCAATATACTCTTTATATTTTGTAACAGAATCGATATTAGTAACTCCATTACTGAGATCCGAATGGAGATGATAGAGGAAGTAATTATTGCCCATATCTTCCCTCCTGGCCAAAGAATTCTCTTTCGGCTTCTAATTGAGGGGGTGGATACGGGAGAGGAACGCCCGTATAGTCGGTTTTATCCCAAGCATACTGGTAATCTAAGTTTTCCTCGCTATCAAAGAAACGTCTGCTGGGTACATCGTAGTACAAACCAATTGTCTTATTGGCACCAGATCCAAAACGGTCTTTTAAAACATCTATTAAAACATCGTATTTAATGGGCCGCTGGATCACTTTATTTCCTTTGATCATACCTTCTTTTTCTTTTGGTTGAACACGATATAAAGAAAGTACTCGGTGAGCAAGATTTACTGCGCTAACAGATCCCTGCAAATCGAAAATTGACATACGCCTCAATGCTTCCATCTTTTTGGGATGAAGAACTACAATACAAACAACCTGCCATCGTTTAGAGAATTCAATAACAGATCGAATAAACTCATCTTGTTTGATATATTTGTTGTTATCATCGTTTTCCAGATCTACAGAAGACATATTGTCTATAATAATTGTTTTAACACCAAATCGACGTACAACAGACTCCATTGTATCCATCAGATGTGAGGTCTTGTGGTCGAATCCATCCTTATAAAAGAATATTTTTCCTTTATAGAAGCGATTGAGCGCAGCATAAGCCTCTTGCTTTATTTTATAAAAAACAGATGAATTCTTCCGAAATTCAATTAGATTTCGTTGTCCAACATGAACGCTATCAATCCAGTTTTTTAAAGAAGGATTACTAAGTTCTCCACTATAAACGAAACAAGGAAAATCCTGCTCAATAGATTGGCAGATTAATGTTGAGATTAGGCTGCTTTTCCCTGAGTTGCCGGTGATATTTATAACACCTTCTCGGCGCAGTACAAGCATTCCGCTGGGGACGGTAAAACAATATTTATATCCATCACCTGTTTTAATTTTGTTTATTTTATGATAGGCATCATGAGATGTACACATACTGCTAAGTGCTTTATCTGTAGAGCTAACACAGTATTCTATTGACTTTCGAATATAATTTCCGTATTGCTGACCTCGCCTATCATACATCGAAATCCTTGAACGTCTTCCAGTAGCGCTAAATGCAAATTGGATAAAATCCGCATTAGATTTTATGCTAGTAAAAAACTTTTGTCGTCCGTTACTAACACAACCATCCCAATGAAAAACCTCTTCGGCAATAATACTTAATTGCTTATTATTACACTGATAACCAAAGTCAGAAAACAGTTTTGTCTTAATCGGCGCATTAAAAATAAAAGTCCGATATGCAGGATCTTTAGGATTATGCTGTTTTATGATATATGGTATTCCGCTTTCGTCGAGAAGTTTTTTTAACCTGTTGATTTTTCTGGGCTTCTTAATATTGATTCGACATTTTGAAGATTTATGGTTTGGGAAGTGCCCATCACATACGACTGCACACATAATTCTTAATTCAGTATCAGATAATGGAAGTCCTGGACCATTATATTGAAAGGACGTTATAAATTTACCGCTTGCTCCACGTGGAGACAAATTATGGCGACGCACAAAGTTTTGGACATTTGTTTTATATAAATTGCCCTTACTGGTTATGTATACAAGATTATGCTCATCTGAAACGCACTGGTTTACTCCGGTGCTATTTTTAATTTCCCAAAAATCTTCGCAAGGAATCTTATAATAATAACTTGGCGTTACAAGTTCAGCTGTTCCATCAGCGTTATACTGCAATACTTTATCGCCGCCACGGAAATTTGCAATCGATCTCCATTCGTGTCCATTAAAATATTCCGTTTTAGCGTCTACACACCCTGCAATACCTGTTAAGATGGTTGTGGTCCCAACATAAAATTTATCTAGCGCTGCATCTAATTCGGCGAAACTGGTAGTGAAACCGTCCACATCACTCATATCGAATTTTTTGACATCGGAATAATCTACAATTGACGGAATTTCGCTTTCCTTTGCATTATTAATTATTTCTTGTACTGCGCTTTTACCACAGAGATACAGCAGGTCGTTAACATCTTTAATCCGAATTTTTGTACCGTCCTCCTTAGTAACAACTGAAGGGACATCTGCCACTTTGATTCGGTATTCTCCTAATCTGGTTGAAACGTCTTTGCAGAATTTTTTTCCGCTTTCATCTTTATCTGGTACAAGAATAATTTCTTCAAACTGCTGTAAAAAATCCCAACATTCTCCGATCCAATTGGTATTCTGATCGCCGCCGTTTATACTGACAGAGTTCAAAAAACCACATTCAATAAGAGAAGCACAATCTCCTTCCCCGCTGCAAATAATCAGAGGCTGAGAAGAATTGATACGATTGATATTAAATAAAACATCTGTGTGGTCTGCGCCTGGCAGATACCAAATTTTAATATCAGGTTTTCGGACGGCTCTGGATGGTCTAACTTTACAGCTGACCAACACATCATTCAAATCGTAGTATTGGAATAATGTATTCCCATCCATATCCTGTCTCATATCGAGATAATCAACAGTGCTCTTTGAAATGCCACGTAATTTCCAATACGCATATACTTTTTCGTTATTATCGGCATAGACAGGTTTGGGATACCGATAACTTCTAGAGGATATCACTCCTCTTTCACCAAAGTCATATTTAATACCTGCTTCGGAAAATAATTTCTCACAAGCTTCGGAAAAAGTACAGCCGTCATGGAACATATATGCATCTAGAATATCTGCTGTGAATCCGCAACCAAAACATTTTATTGAATATGTTTTGGGGTTATAAGAGCAACTAGGAGTAGAATCATCATGCGCTGGATTGGGACAGCAGCCCTTTCTCTGATCCTCATTCCATTTTTCAATAGAAAATAGTTCAGCAATTATTTCTGCGTTTCTATCTCCTAATACCTCTTTTGCTTGAGCAATTAGTTCTTTATCTATAATCAGTAGTATCACCCCTTGCCGTGAAATGACCGTTTACAATGGGTTCTCACGCCGCAAAGCTCATTACAAAAATAATCATTCCGCTTGTATTCAGATAATTTTTTCTTTTTATTCTTATATTCAAATGCGATTTTATCGACAAATTTTTTATCGTGGTATATTTTTTCTATTGTAGATAGAAACCATTGAATTGCCCTGTCGTAGTCTTTTTCATTAAATTGTTCTACCACAATATTTTGCGCACGAAACATATTAAAGATGAGTTCTTTGGGGAATTCACCATATTTATCTTTTATATATGAAGAATACAGATAAAGCTGCCGAAGATAATCGCATTCTTCGTCCCTATTCTTAAAGCCGGATTTACTTTTATGATCAACGATAACATATCTACCATCGTCTTTGTCCCTAAGTATTAAATCAATAAACCCAACAAACTTTCGATTACCAATGTAGCTATTTATTTTTTGCTCCACTGCAATTACTTCATATTTAGAATCAAGCCCTTGAAACGAACAAAAATACTGCAGTCCTGCTTCATAGTATTTTTGATTCAAATCAATATACTTGTTATTGGGAAATGGGATGGTTACATTTTGTGTGTAACCATCCTCGTATTCCTGAGCCAAATCAAACAGCTCGTATTTTCCTTGATAATACCCCTCTAATAATGAATGGCCGAAGCTTCCCCACTGGGCAAATGCATTATTTAGTTTCGGTAACGCTTCGATATAAGATAAAAAGAAACATTTTGGACAATTTTCGTAACAGTTTACGGAAGAGAATGACCATTTGATACCGTCAAGGATTAGTTCGTACATTATTTACTCCTAAAACGGCAACTCTTCATCATCTTCTGATGCGAGAACGTCAGTGTTTTCAGAATCTGATTTCTGCTGCGCTTCATCTGTTTTATCAAAGCTATACACCAAGAAATTGGTGAAGTATTTATTCTCTGAACTTTTTGAAATTGTGGTCTCTACATTTCCAAGTTTAATTCTATCCTTCGGGCTCAAACTAGCAGCTTTCTCGTGAGCAGTACCGATGAAGCGTACGAACTTACTTGAAAAATCAGTCTCGTATTTATCGGTCTGTTTATTCTTATGGCTAGTCGAAAGCTCTACAACAGAATAATTTCCTTTATTCTCGACCGCCCAGACGGTCGCATATGCATCATTTCTGAAACCCATTATTTACTCTCCTTTGTCAGTTTATTAAGTTTCTTGGTAATCTCTTCACAAAGTTCCACGGTAGGAATGGAATTGGGATTGTTTTTACCAGCATTGTTTTCAGCAATAAGATCGTAAATTTTCTGTTTATCGATTCCTTTGTCAATTAGTTTTTTACAAAGATCTACAATCGCTTTATGCGCAGCATCCAACATAGCTTTTGCCGCAGCCTCTTCTGCAGTCTTCTGCTTACGCTCTCTTCTAGTCTCTTCCGGAAGATCTTCACCTTCATAAATGTAAAGACCAATACCATGTCTGCCGCAAGCTTTTGCCAATGCTCTTTGCACCGCTTTGTTTGCATCGGTTGACAAGACTTCCTCTGCAGGGATTGCTTTATTTCTCATATCCATAATGGGCAGTCGTTCAATATGCTCAATTTCATTGACGATTACGCTGGCTTTCACCCATGCACTTTTCCCATCATCCCACCAAAAACGTCCATCTTCTCTCTCATATACGTTATATGTAGCATCCGGATGTGATTTTTTCACTTCTGCCCAAGCAGCCGCCCAAGGCAAATACGACAAATTATTTTTTTTACGTACTTTTTCACTTACGTCTACTGCGTAAAGACCAGTAAAGTAATTCTCCATAAAACCCTCCTACATTTGATTAATTAGATTTAAAATCTCTTGGGCAACAGATTCGTCTTTGATTGCCCTGGGATTTTTATTTCCGTTTACTTCTTCAATCTTTGCATACAGATCTTCTCGATCTACACCGGCACCAATTTTTGTTTTGCAAACTGCAATAATCTCATCAATTAGGTCATTCAGTTTGTTAACTTCATAATTTTTCGGCTGATAGTACGAATCAAAATCAACCGTTAGGTATTTGCGTGAAGCCAGATAATCACACAGATGAACAAATTTTTGAGATTCTGTCTGAGGTTTCGGTAAAATCTCTTTTTTTGTTTTAAAATCTGTGTTGAATTCCCCCATATGTGATGCAATATTATCGGAAATAAGCTTAACGATATCATTTTCCAGATCCGTTTTTATATCTAAAAGATAATTCGCCATTACGGTTGGATGCTCAGCTACCGTATATTTACTGCCATTTAATCCGTGCTTCATTCCGTCATGCAAAATGATTGCGGCCAAAATACAGTCTTGCTCTAATTCATTGAACTGATTACGATACTGCTCCAATCTCAGAAGTTCTGCTCCAATTTTAACAGCCGCTTTGGTATGGCGCACCAAGCCGCCATCTCCCAAAGAATAACTGGGATGATATTTTCCTGTTGATGAAGCAGCAGTCGTAAAGAAATAATCTGGTAATTCGCATATACACTGGTAAACGAATCGCCGGATATTCTCGTTGCAGATTTTCTCTACATCCTCAGAAAACACTTTCTTTTTGTCAATCATTATTTTTCTCCGTTCTAAACAATAGATTCTTCTAAATCGGATGGAGATTTAGCCCTCTGAATCTTCTCCCATTGCCCATTCGTCATCTTGTACAGGTAATAAAGCGTTCTGTCTGGTCTGCTTGAGATCAGATATAAAGGCATCCCATTCTCGCTGTATGTCATCCAAATTCTTTCGTTTTTCCCGATACCCATCTGTCATCTCCTCTAACTGCGGTCGAAATCTTTTAAAAGGCCTGAGTATGTATATTTTATCTGGTGCAATTGCTGCAATTGGTCTGTTACAAGTTTTACAGTATACAACATTATCTTCGATCGCAATATTTTCTAAACAAAATACAGGTTTTATTCGATGAATCAGATAGGCAAATCGTCGATTCTTTGCTTTGAAAAACAATTTTCACACACCTTTTCACCCGTTTTTAACTCAATAAAGTCGTTAAGGATTGGCTTTTGACATAAATCACATACCAATAAAGGGATGTAATCCCCACTACCGCAAAATGGACATTCTAAAATGCGTGGATAACGAAAGTGGGGTACATCAAATGCTTTTTCACAAGTTAAGCAAATATAATCAGAATTTAACATTGATTTTCTCAAACGCTCTTTCTACAATAGAAGCTCCGGCGCCGTAACCATATACTATAATATATAATATGACGAGGCACCAACAAAAACCGATTGTTGATTTTGGAACAATAAACCATCCATTCGCATTAGCAATCGATGATATTACAGCAATCAAGGTTAATAACTTAATCATTGGATCCCTCCTCAAATATATTTAGAAATTCATTTGTTGCCACGATTTTATCTGTTTCGGTGTGGATTCGATTACGTGTGATAATATATTCGTATATATTTTTGCCAATCGTCTCATTGCATCCAAAAAACTTTTGTATTTTAATTACGCATTGATTGTCAATCTCTAGATCTTGCTCCGATATTAAAGAATTTGACTTTATACAATTAACAAAAAAGCTGTACCATAATCCGGTCTTTTCTCTAGGATATATTTCAGCATTAACAACGACTTTATGATCACGTTCTATTTCTTTATTTAGAACTCTTAAAGCTGGCAACATTTTATTGGGCCTACGACGGCGAAACCATTTTATCACCATGGCTTAAAGCTCCGCTTTGACATTTCGCAAATGAGCTTCAGCCGCTTTAACCTTTGCTCTCGCAAGAGCCAATCTACATCCTTTAGAAGTGGAAAACTCGTCATCTTTATGGCAAGTGGCTTTGCCGATTTGATCTTTGTATTTGACTTTAACGGTTTTCCCGTTGTGTTTCCAATCGTAGAATCCATTAGTAGGATCCCAGTTTTGAATCCAATTGCTCCAAATCCGCTTCGGAGGTTGAATTTTTTCAAACTTTTCTTCAAACTCGCTATAACTCATCAAACCATACCCAATCTCCGATCGAAAACGAATCATCATTTTGGGGCTGATATCAACAACTTCGAATTCCATCCCCTGAGTAAGTCGTGAATCAATATCCTCTTTTAGTTTAATTTTGTCACCCTTAACTAGCACAGGCAAACTCCTTTCTTAAATACAGATTATATTTTTCAATAACATCATCTTCTTCCGGCGTAGTCATTCTATTAAAACGACCTCTCGCTTGAACAACTTTGTTATTTTTCACCTCAATGGTAACCAAACTTTCGGACAAATCTTTTGTTTTTCTCAAAAAGAGGATATCGCATTCGCCATCGATTACTTTTTGAATATAACTAGCGACACAATTACTTTGTTGAGCTGCTTCAGTTTTAATATCTGCAGTAGATTTCGGATACAAAAATTGAAAATCCTTGTATCGATATTCCATTTTTTCGTTGATTCGATTTTGGAATTTCTCCTCTTCAAACACCTGACGCAATCGATTATAATTGCGAACCGCAATCCGATGAGTTGTTAAAAAGTTTCTTGGATATTTTTCAAATTTGGCGCTGATTGAGGTCATCATTCGACAATAATCACAGAGTTCTCTACAAAGATGATTTATATCATCAATAGCTTCGTAAGTAGCAAGATGGTCAATATAAAGAAGCAAGCTTTTGGCATTATAATGATACTCTCGCATTAGTTTTACAAAATATGATGGTGTCGTTCCGCCATGATAACTGCTCCAAAATCCAGCAGTTAGAGCTGTATAAACTTGATTATCGGTTAAAGTATCATACTGCAATGAAAAAGCAATATTGTACGCATCCGGCTCCAATAAGTATGTACCAAGGGCTTCATTTGTTAATGTAAGCCCCGTTTCACGATGTATTTTAATTAATCCTTTCGGTACATCAGATATTGTTTTATGAAAATTTGAAGAAATTTTTTTGATTCCTGCCGAGAAAAACTGTTCTTTTTGAGCATAAAATCTACTTCTTTCTAAAACAGTGCCAATATTACGGATATATGACTCTCGTTCATAAACGTAACGTAAATAGTTACCGTAGTTTGTATCTTCGCAACAATCACATATCTCACGAATCGAAATGCCCTTTAATTGACTTTTTAAATCATGAACAACTTTGCCGCTTTTCCCAATACACTCTTTGGTTGCAAAATTGTATTTTACTTTTTTACCGTCTTCAAAATCAAAAATCAGAAAGGGGCCTTCCTTTTTAACAATCATTGGAAAACCCCTCCTTTTCAGCCATTGCGATATAAAACATTTTTCTTAATGTAATAATATCTTTCGGTATTTGATCACGATTCTGTGGATCATAAATAGATTTAAGCCACCCGTAGTATTGATTCGCCAGCGCTGATGTTAATGAAGATGTTTTTGAAATATATCCTTTCCGAAGGGTTTCATGGGAGATGCCTCTCATGAATTTCCAAAAGTTATAATAATGAAGTTTTACCTTTACCATATATCCTTTCGAATCCTCAATAACAAAACCCTCGACCGGTGCGCCATTATATTCATAATCCTCTAAGTTGACCTCATGATACCAATCGTAAAACTCCTGCCAAGTGCATATATCGCAAGCTTTCGTTTTAACAAGCAGTCCAATACTATGACCAACATGACAAAGATCCTCATATGGCAATTTTTCAAATGTAATTGCGTTTTTTATAATGTCCAACAAATACAGTTGATTGTCTTGGTACTCGATGATATGAGGATCGTTTTTCATATCAACACATTCGAAAATAAAGGAAACATTATGCTGTTTGCAGTATTCCTTTAACTGTAATCTCTGTTGATCCGATAATTTCTCGCATAACATAGCCTTTAACCATTCTGCGTAATCACCGGTAGGATCAGATTTCGTTGTTACAAACAGATCATCTTTATACTCGTCGTAGCTAACAATTCCCAAAAATCCATTTTCTTTAACATAAATGCTAATTGGAAATTGAAGTTTATACTGCAACATCTCCAACTTCGTTTCCGGCCGCTCGTTAATTCTAAAAAACTTTTCATAGCTGCGTGCAACTACTTTTTGTTTTTCAATATCGATATATAGTCCTCTGGCCTTAATAGTTTGAGAATCCCAAATCTTTTCATAAAACGCTGTAGGGGTAAAGTTAAAAGATGATATATTACCAAACTTCTTTTCCTTGATATACTTATTATTTCGGAACTCAACAATAATGTCGGCAACGGTTTTATTATTCGATACCTCTTGAGGTTTTGATTCAGTTTGACGATACACATTATTCTTTATTGAAAATGTTTCAAAAGATCCATCTTTCGCAAATTGGACACATCGCAAAGATCCGCCAAACTCAACTCCACCTTCGAGATCAAATACTTTATCGTTTAATTGAATAGGAGCATTTTTAATATTTCGATGCCCAAAAACCTGATAGGTTTTCTCAGGGGTACAATAATAAAAAGTGTCGGCAACCTTTTCATAATCACTGTAGCTGCCAACTCCATGAATCATTTGATGTGTAGGAACTAAACTGAGATTGATTGGAATTTGGCTTAAGCCACCATGCGTTACAAGATAAGTGTAGTCACCGAAGGAAAAGTAAGCGCATTGTCCAAGTTTCCTGTATAGCTGCCGGAGCTGTCGATTGTCGAAATTGGCTGCATCTAACTGGGCTCTTGTATGCGTTTCAAATTCTTGTGACCTGGTTGCTCCTCCATGAGCATATATCTGAAGCCATCGTTCATGGTTACCCTCTAATAATAAAACATTAGGCTTGGTATAAATAGAAAGCAGATAATTAATTACCTGTACGTTCTCAATGCCACGATCGATATAATCTCCGCAAAAAATATAAAAATCATTTTCATTCCAATTTGCATCCATATATTCTTTTAATACAGTGCAACACCCATGAATATCGCCAATCATATGGACTTTATTGTATTGCGAAAGATCAATTTTGTGGATCCAAATAGAGTCTAATTCGTCAGGACGAATTACTTTAATGCCAGAGGGTATTTTCTGAGTTGCAAATCTGGAATACATTTTATCGATTACTTCTTCAGGAACGACTTTCGATAAAGGACGGCATTTATTTCTGCGTTTTGCTTCATCAATAGGGATATCAGTAAAATCGACACAATAAATACGATAGCGATATGTCTCACATAAAGTTTTATACCGATTCATTTCAGTCGTTTTAGAATTTGTTGCATCGATTACCGTGAAAGCGCCCTTTTCCATTCGATTTTCAAGTAATTTAAATAATGTCTGCCAAACCAATTTATCGTTCGTTTGATCAATTGCTTCGCCGCCATTAACAGTTAAAATTGGGCTTTGGCACATCATGCGAATATCGTCGGCAGACAGAGTGTATGGTTTTAAACCATTTTTTTCAATCCAAGTCGTTTTTCCACAACCAGGACTACCTCTAAGAAGCAGAAGTATTCTCATCGTTTTCCTCCCTTACGGCGGTGCTGACAAAGCTTTTGATTTCAGAAAGAATCATTTTGCAAGGCCGACCTTTTCCACGCTCAATCATATCATTAATAGCAGACATAATTGCTTTTGCGCCCACAGTCATTCCATCGTTGTATACCTGTTTCATTTTGTCATGCACCATTTTTTCAAACTCTTGTAACTGTTGCGGTTTCATTGCCATATGTAATTCCCTCCTAATATAAAAATGGTTCTGGGTAGAAGATTCGAACTCCCAATAACGGATCCAAAGTCCGTTGTGTTACCAATTACACCAACCCAGAATATATGGCGGCTCACCTGGCTTGTACTTCGCTTTTCTCAACCGCTAAATAGGATCTTAAGGTAACTCACGACCCACTAAAGGCTTTCCTTTGTTCGACTGGTGATTTAATGATATGGTACTCCCAGTGGGATTCGAACCCACACTGTAAGGATTTTAAGTCCTCTGTCTCTGCCAATTGGACTATGGGAGCATATAAATCGGCTTCCCGCTTAGATTGTCACATCGTCTATTTGAGAGTAAAGGTTTCGTTCGCAAACAACCGTGTATACCCGATTGCTCCGCAGTTTTCAGCGGACATTTTCATTCTCTGTGTGGTAAGCCGATAATCTCACACATCATTTGGAAGCTATCCAAATAGTACAGCTGTTACATCTGCCAAAGTTTTTGGGTTGCTTCGGTCAAAGTCTTAGCTGTGATTGGCACTTACGTAGTTTCCACGCTCTCTCTTCTTATTTCACCCACGCATGAGAGTATGTTGGGAAGTTGACACTATCGTAGCTTCCACGAATATCATCAAATACCAAACTTTTGGGCAGTGATATTATCTGTCCGCAATTACAACATTTTGGCTTGAGGGGCTTCGTTTATGGACCTCCTAAAACCCATCCGATTATTATGTCCACGGAGAATTGGTGTCCTTGGTGGGATTCGAACCCACACTAAGAAGTTTTTGAGACTTCTGCCTCTGCCGTTGGGCTACAAGGACATAGTTGTGGTCTGTCCCACCGTCAACCGTCTTTCCGATTTGTCAACATGAAAATGAAAGGAACATGATATAAGAAGTATGTTGGTACACCACCAAGGACTCGAACCTTGAACTAACCGGATATAAGCCGGGTACTCTAACCATTGAGTTAGTGGTGCGTATCTTCGGTTTTAGGATTCACCGGCAACCACACATCCCACCTCTCTTGGCCTGTCTTGCTACTAATAACATTAACGTGCACAATTAATGCTATTTTGTTCACTTGACACTGGGGCTGGTGGACATTTGCTCTCTGCCCCCACTGGCTAAGGTGGAGAGACTCGAACTCTCATCAACGGTTTTGGAGACCGCCGTTTTACCAGATAAACTACACCAATATATTTGGCACTCTCGTAGTTCCCACGGTGTTTATTCTTAACCTACTGCTTGTTCAACAAAACACCTGTACGAACACTATTCAACGTGTAGGCTTGTCGTTCCCCACTCGATGCTGTACTACGAGGACAGGTCTCTATCGTTCAGATAACAACATAGACCAATTGGTTGTCAGTGTAGGACTCGAACCCACTCTACAAGAGTCAAAGTCTTGTGTACTACCTTTATACTAACTGACAGTATTTGTGGAGATAGGTGGAGTCGAGCCACCCTCAGTGCCTACACTTTTCGTCAGCCTTATGAGTCCCTTTTATCTCCATAAGGTGGACAGGATTTGTTATGGTACCTATCCATTGTAAGGTTTTCCTTAGCTTACACCCTCATTCATCATGTAGCCTTCACGCAATGAGACTCACTCTCCTAGCAGCTAATCAAGTGAGAGGTTGGTACACCATCAGAGATTCGAACTCTGGACAAACACGGCTTATAAGGCCGCTGCTCTAACCAACTGAGCTAATGGTGCATAAATTGGCTGTTTCCTCTTTTATACCATTTAGGATTATCACGGATCACTTGGCGACTCCATATGATATTTAGCCTTACTGGACATTTAACTGTTATGTAAAAACAGCACCAAATTTTTAATCATGATCTAATTGCTGACTTAACTTAACTCTTTCTAAAATCATATCCGTAGAAGAACGAATCGAATGTATCAGGTTTATCAGATTCAAATCTTGTTCTTGAAAAGAATGATTGTGAGAAAAACCTGCATATCCTTCTATTTTTTTATCATATTGGACATGGCAAAAGAATTTTCCTTTATATGTTTGTATGTTTACCAACATATCGCGATCTGCAGCATAACGAAGCGCTTCAAAAAAACTTTCTTCAATTTTCGTCATCTTGAATCCTCGCAGCTTTCATAACAGTTTTTAAGTATGGTTTGCAATAACAATTTCCATCAACCCCAAACGCTTCTTCAGCAGCTTCAAAGAGCCAGTCATTAAAAGGAGAATCAGCGAGGATTTCGCATTGTTCACCTTCCGGAAGAGTCGCGGCATAACCGCCAATATTTAAGCCGGCACAATAAACAACATCTAAAAATAATTGAAGATCTTTTCCGCTCATAGATTTAATAACATCATAATTCGTCAACATCATAAATCCCCCTAAAAAATCAAACTTGCCGGATCATCCCACTTACTATAAAGTTTACAATTAGGACGAAGGATTAAGTATTTCAGCTCTTCTTTATCTGTCGCTGTAGCCATACAATCATCGTCCAAAACAACAGACATTCCCTTAATCGAATATTTCATTGCGCCAAAAACCAAACGTTCCAAAGGTCTGCCGAATCTCCGAATATATTCTTTGATTTCTTCAATTAGCTTTGGTTTGGCAGCGTGCTCATCAATCCACTTATCTTGGTCGGTATTCCCATCAGACTGATATAATACACGAAATGTAATCTGATCTGCTTTCAACTCATTTTTACAATAATCAATAATTTCTTCTGCGCCCATATGGTTGAACGCATCGGTTAAGTTCACAGAAATTCTAAGATTAAAATCATATCGTTTAATTTCATGGCAGAGATAATGCAGATCCACAGGTTCTTTCATTTGGCAGATTTCTCCGTTTTTTATATCATCAAAGGAGCAAATTGAGAGCGAAATTGTAGAAACACCCACATGGTTTCTTAAAAATCTAAGATACGGATCATCCAACAATCTCCCTGTGGTCTGCATCTCTATCCATCGGAAGGGTCTTTCCAATTGTCTGTTTAGTGTTCCAAAATCTTTTAGAAAAGCTCTATTCTGTTGCGGCTCAGCATTGCCGGTAAGCATCACCGTATTACAACCATTATCTCTAGCAAATGCCAATCGTTTTAAGTAATCATCCTGATAGAGATGATAAAACGGAAGATTTGCATCGAATTGATTTTTATAGGGCTCTTCTTTCATTCTGGCTACACAAAATTTACAATTATTAATGCATTGTTTTGCCGGTACTACAACCGATAAGGACTGAATTTTCATATTAACCCTCCCTTGTTATTGGAGCGGCCGACGAGAATCGAACTCGCAACCCTCTGCTTGGAAGGCAGATGCTCCGCCATTTGAGCTACGACCGCATTTGGCGGGAAGTGGGGGATTCGAACCCTCGGATGGATTTGACTCCATCAGCGGTTTTCAAGACCGCCGCTTTCAACCACTCAGCCAACTTCCCATATGAAGCGGCATAGCGCTTCATTTTATTATAAATCGATGTAATCAATTTTATTATTGATTACCCAAAAAAAGCTACTTTAATGATTTCATTTAAAGTATCCAAATTCCGAATCTTTCCAACGTTTTCGCTAACCAATCGACTTTTATCGATTGATCTCACCTGTTCGAGCAGGACGATGGAATCCTTCGGCAATCCCGTTTCTTCGCTTTTCATCAAAAGATGTGTTGGCAGCATCTTTTTCCCTTTATTACTGGTAAACGGAGCAACGATAATTGTTGGAGAAAAACGGTTGCCGGTATTGTTTTGTAATACAATTACTGGTCTGGTCCCTCCCTGCTCAGATCCAACAACGGGGCTAAGATCTGCATAATAAATATCTCCTCGTTTAATTGTTTCCATTGACGTCCTCCTTTCGTTTTGGTGTCGTTATTATAACATAAAACTCTAATTTTATCAATAGTTTAATTTCATTTAATATTATAAAGCCCAAATAATTGGGCTTCTATTCATTTATACTATCTAAATACTCACTATATAACAGGGTTAATTCTTTCATTTTATTTCCAGAATTATTAAATCTCAATAAAAATTGCTGCGCCAATGGATTATTTAAATCCGTATATTTGTTTTTATTTAACCGATAAAATAAACCTGAGATAGCAATATCCAACGGTCCGATTTTTTTAACTCCCGTATCAACAGCTGCCTTTGCGGTAGATAAAGAGACAGTATAAGATTTCTGTATCGAATTTGACGGTGGAATACCTGTGTGATTATATACAGTACAAAACATATCCGGATATGCGTCATACATTGTGTACGAACGAGAATCATCGGTTCTAAAAGCGAAGACCTCAACTTTTTTCTCTCGATTTAGAATTCTATTAACGTGTAATTGAAATTCATGGGGAATATCTAAAATTACATCGTTGAAATGAATTGTCATCGCAAGATTATCAATATCATCGCGTTTGATCAAGTGTATTTCATCGAACGAAACACCAGAAAACAGAAGAATTGAAACAGGCATAAACAAGTAGTATTTTGAACTTCCTGAACACAATATATCTATATAATCGATTAATTCTGCAGGTGAAAATAAAATCTTGTTTCGAATGGCACCTTTAACAATATCTGTTGGCTTCAGCTGTTTTAACAAAAGCTGCGCATTATTCATCACACGTGGGAATTTGTTGTTGTAAAAACACCACTCGATATAATTCGAAATGAAACGTAAATCATTACCGGCAGTACGGGTATCAGAATAAGCGCCGCTTGTAAAGAAAGCTTGGTATTCTCCAAATGAAATATTGCAAAAATCCTTATTAAAGACAACCTCAATATTCTGAGACAGGCGTTTCATTTTGTTTATATAAACCGTTCTGCGGGATTCGGGAGCGTTCATACAAACAGCATTTAGATATTCCATTTTTAATTCTTCGTTAAGCATGAGCGGCCTCCTCAATCAAACGATCGATTGCCTGAACCTGGTTTAGATTGTTAGGCCCTGCATGAGTAAATGCATAGGAATAACGATCATAATCTGTATTTTCAATAATATTTAAATAAACTGCACTGGAATCCGTACTCTTTTGAGCATATTGATACGCTTTAATCATATAGTACAAACCGCCGCATTTTTTAATGAATAGATTTCTACGTCGAATCGACCCTGACTCATTGAAAAAGAAATGAGATTTATTCATTGCGAAGAGATTGATTGCTTTTACGACATTCTCGACGACCTCATCTTTTTTCATCGCTATTTCTGTTTGAGAGTAGCTTAAATTAACAGCATCAGCAAGGTCAGAATACAGAATATGCGCATAACCATTATATGCTGCGTATTCTTCTTTAGTAATCTCAAGTCCAGGCATGAGCAGGTTATTTCGATAAATTTCAGCTACGACAGCATTTTCCTGCGTATTTGCAAACGTTTTAATCAAAGCTTTATTGATGGGGCGCTTTTTCTCCTGTTGGATTAACATTTCCTGCGATTTCCAAATTGGATAATAGGTTATCGATACAGGGAAAGATAAGTCTATTGTAGGATCCTCCCCCATCGCAGCTTCAATCGCCAAAAGACGGTGATTACCATCGACAACGCTTAAATCGCCGGCGCGAATAATTAACTCTTTTTTATTATCATCATATTCAAATAGGGCGTTTCCATTATCAATGATATTAATTTTAAGCTCATCGGGGAAATATTTTCGTTCTTTTAATGCCTTCGCAATTTGAAACACCTGGTCATAATCCACGTTGATATACGAGATTTTCACACCATTGACAACCTTTGTAATGGTTTCTCGCTGTGTATCTGCTTCTCGTCTCAGTAAACCTTGATGCTGAAGCTTAAACAGTTGCGAAATGTGAATCGATGCAAGGTAATGATTATGGTTAATTAAAACTGCATTTTTAATAATAATTGGGTAAGTCTTTTCATCATCCGTTTTTTGTTTAAAGGATTTATTTTTCACTTCATCTGTAAAAAGAGTATCCCATCCTTGTAACAATCTCTTGTTGTGAGGGTGAAGAAATTGAGCCAGAGCACAAACTAATTCATCAGGAGCATCTTCGATGGCCGTATTTCCACCCCAAATATTAAATACTTCAATTTGGGAAATACCTTTATTTTCATAAAGTTTTTGAGCTGCGCCAGAACGCAGTACAGCATCATTCGTTTGAAAAATTGTTTGTAGGGCTTTATTAAGCTCTTCTCTGTTATGAATCAATTTTATCACCTCTTAGTAAAGAATACCATATTCTTTATAAAATTGCAACCTTTTTTAAAATCCAATCTTCGACAGATTGAATATGTACAGAGGTGAAATTCGCATTATCATCACAAGCAAATAGATCGAATAAAAATGCCGTCGCTGAACGGATAATCCTTAAATAATAAGAACTATCAAACGGGATATCGATTTCATTCCGGTAGAAAAAATCGTCAAAAATAAAATTCACCTGTGGAACAATTGGGAGAAGATATTCTACTTGGTTTGGCAGTGAATTTACAATCAAGCCAGAGAAATCGTAATCAGAATACATCGTTTCAATTTCTTCGTTTAAAAGCTTCATTTTTTGACTCCTTTTGTTGACAAAGCAAGTATGTTTTGATAGAATAAAAACAACTTAAAAATTGTTTTTTGATTAAATATCCGTTTTAAAGATTGCAAAGTCATAATATCATACATCTTTTAGTTTGTAAAGGGGACAGAAAGCATGAGTTTTGGAGATAATTTGAAAACCATTCGAACGAATGCAGGAATGACAAGAGTTGAACTTGCGGAAAAGCTGGGTATCTCCGATAGATCCATTGGTGTTTGGGAGCGTAACGAAAAGCAGCCAACTCTAAAAAGTATTAACAGCTTAGCCCAAGCTTTAAATGTTTCTCCCGCAGCTCTAGTTGAAGACCGCTTTATTGGACAAGATATAAATTATAATGATCCCAAAGAAGTTATTAATCAGATTTCCGCTTTATATATGGGTGGAAAAATGGATGAAAACGATTTGGGAATTATTTATAATGCGATTTCAGAAATGTATATTGATGCCAAAATCAAAGCCGGAATCGCCAAATCGAAAAATGAGGAGTAATTATAATTGAAAAGTTTCATTAAAAGCAAAGCCTTAGAATTGATTTCTTTATATGGAACAAGAGATCCGTATGAATTATGTGAATGTCTTTGCATTGAAATTTGGGAACGCCCTCTGAATAAAACGAAGGGATTATTTTATTCCTCGTTTGGATTCGATTACATTTTGTTAAAAGAAGATTTGAGCGATGAGGAAAAGAGGGTTGTTATTGCTCACGAGATTGCACACCAGGTTCTGCATCGTCATTTGGCCGCATTCACAGAAGCGGATTCACCCTGGGGATTTGAATATCGTCCTGAACGAGAGGCAAATCTTTTTGTAGCAGAGTTATTGTTATCTGATGATTTCATTGAAGAACATATCAGTTTTTCAAAAGAGCAACTTGCGATTCTTGCCGGTATCCCGCAACAATACGTAGATTTAAAACTTGAGCTGATGGGAAGGGAGAGGTCGTAACCTCTCCCCTTTCTTTTGTCTAAAATCTGCTCATGCAATATACTAAGCCAAGAGCGGATGCAACAATTAATGCGGTTGTTGCGACAGCCAAAACGATTGCAACAGGAATACTAGCCAATACTATCAATACCTTTCCCAAAAACATAAGAGAACCATACAGTTTTCTAATATGTAAGCCTCCCTTTACTGTTTGGATGTGTCATACTGATCCAACCAACCCATCTGCCAACAACGATATAGGAAACTATCTAATACTTTCATCTCATCTGCAGCCGTTTCAATATTGGTGCTTTCGATCAAATGATTTTTCGCTTTCGAAATTATTTCAAACCGATTATCTCCGCACACTTCATTCATATACATTCCTCCAATCGTCTCTTTTTCTAATACATAAATACTGTTCACGGTTTCAATACTGATTTCTGTTTCAGTTTCTACAATCTTTCTGATTAAACTTGTTCTAAGAATACCGGCTTTATCTTTACCTTTATTATCTTTTTTGTACGACAATAACATTGGATAACCTATCTCAGGCTTAATATAATAATCTACGATACTGCCGATGCGCAAAGGATATCTGCCGTCTGTTCTGGTTTCTTTTGTGTTTACATATTTTATGTCTTTAATTTTCATATACAACCACCCTTTATTTTTCAATATATTAAGTTTTTTCGTAGAGTTTCCATCGAATAAGAATCGCATTCAAATTGCAGTGTTATTTTATATTTGGGGAAAGGCCGACTATATTTTTCAATAGAAAGAGTCGCATTTTCACAATGGTAAAAATCTTGTGCATGTAAATCATAATGCTGATTGTCTGTACCCAACACAGAAATATCGATTTGCTCGACGGATGCTAGACTATTACAAAACATTTTCCTCTCCCCTTTCATCAGAATATAAGTAAAAGAATTCTGAATGGCTGCCCACATCATAAACGGTTGCTCCATCGTCATCTTCCCAAGTTCTGACGTATATAAAAGAGTAATCGTGTGCCTTACAAAAATCCGCAATCATTTTCATTGCTTGTTGTTTTGTTTTCGGTTCGCCAATCAAACGTCTTTCATCAAATCGATTTGCAAAATATAATCTCATCGTTTCACCCTTTGATTCCATCTTCGTATGGCTTCAGTTTCAGTTTCACGTACACCAGAACAAGCTCCGCATCCACCCTTTGTATAATCGCAACACACACAATAATTATCATGTCCGTCAGGATCTCCACTGATTTCGTAACTGGTTCCAATCGTTAACTGAGTTGACCCACAAAAAGGACAAGGCAACAGACCTTTTGGATCAATAGCAACCGGTTGGAAAGCCGGTATGAAATCTGTCATATTTCCCTCAAAGACTCTACTGATTGCCATCGTTTCGATCTTCTGGCGATCAAAAAGAATGGAAATGGATTTATCGATTGTAAAAGTGTTGTCAGAATCAACTGATGCAATATACAAAACATTTTCACAATCTCTTAATAGAATCAATTTCATTTTATATTTACCTCCTTTAAATTTTTCCTTTGTATCGACCAAGCGCACTTTATAAGAGAGAGCCTCTTCATAGAAGAGGCTCAATAATCATAACGGTTACAGTCTGATGGGGGAATGAGGAGTAGCCATCGCCGCGATAATGTAATCGTCATCCACAATTTTTTCGAGATAAAAGCAAGCGGAACCCAATGAACCGTTTTCTCTGTTGGTTCCATATCCCCAAAAATGGCGGGCATTGTTTCCGCTGAATTTATATCCTTTCTTCTCGATATATGTTTTCAGCGCAGCTTCGCGTTGCTCATATATGATTTTTGTTCGATCCTCGACTGGTCCCCACTCTTTCATTGGATTATAAAGAATAGGATGATTTGGATTCTTTTTCATATCCCGAATTCCTCTGTACTGGTAATCAGGGATACGCCAATCGATCCAAGAGCGCCAACTGATCCCGTTTTTATAACAGCAACCATACAGAAAATCCTGAGTATATATCGGTGCCGTCTTTATAAGATGCTTAAATGGAGCATGACTATCGAACGGAAAAAAATTATAAGTATCGTAATATCGCTCTACCAAGGCTAAAGCCAGTTCATTGGCATCGTCATTAGACAATGGAGCAATAATAGGATCATCATAGAATTCATCCATAAAATCATTGAGTTTGGATTTAACCAAGCCTTTTGTTGTAAAATGGATTACCATACGATAATAATCAAATAAGGCGTGTTCCAGACTTAAAGATGTCCTGTCCATCTGATAGAAGAAATAATCCATATGGGCTTCCGCTGCTTCAGCTCTCAACTGATCTTTGAATTCTAAAAGACCGGCACCTAAAAACAAGCCTATGGCCGTTGTGATTTTCGTTGGGGTTCTCATATTATCACTCCCTTCTTTTGTATTCTACCATATATTTATACTTTTTCATAGAAGCAGCGATAGAAAGAGTGGAGGCAGATTACTCTGCCTCCAAGTTATTATAGGTAGTACGGATAATTTTATCGTAGGTTTTCATATCATTCTTTCGCATCGCATTAAACAACGCCTCTTTTTCCGCCTGAATAAACTCATTGAAGTCCACGATATACTCTTTATCAGAAGTTTTCAATACACCATTACTATTGTCCTGGCACCAAACTTTAAAAGCATCTTCATTGGTCGATCCGGCATCACTGTATGTTTTAACTACATCGAGAATCACGTCGTATCTCTGTTTCACCATACGAAGATCACCGGCACCAGAACTGGTAGTACGGGAATAAGATTTTACCGCTCGTTTATCTTTAAAGATATATTCGGTTGCAGCTTTTACAGCTTTATCGCTGATTTCATTTCGAGCCAGTACAAATGCCAACACTCCAATATAGTTTGCATTCATGGCGCGTTTCATAACCGCAGCGGGCAGCTCAGCCATTACGTTCATCATACGCTCAACAAGCTTACAGGCTTTATCTACATTTTCCAGAATCACGTTTTCATTTGCGGCCAGCGCTCTGCCCAACTCTTTTGCGTTATTCTTCGTCTGATCGCATTTAGAAGCCGCCAAAAGCGAATTCATGGCGATCAGCTCATGATGATGCGCCTTTTTGAAAGTGGCATTTGTATCGGCATCTCTAAAGAAAGGATGACTGGCGACCTTCAGGATGGCGTTATTGATAGCTTCAGAAAGTTTCGATCTCTCTTTGACTGCAGTAGCCAAAGCCATACCGCTATTCAATCGACCAAAATACATTTTCATAGTGGCAATGTCCATATCGTAAACCGTTCCAATGGTAATCTTATAATCCAGAATCATTTTCTTTTCTTCGGCGGTCAGATTCTTGTTGTCGCTCATAAGCATCAGCGACGTTGTTCTCTGCAGTCCATCGAGAAGATATTTTTTGCCGTCTACATCAGCAACAATGATCATTCCACAAGGGAGACCAAGACGTACAGAATCCATCAATGCTTCACGCTGGTTCTTTGTCCAGACATAAAGTCTCTGGCACAGCGGCAATTCAATTTTATTGTCCTTATATCTTTTTAAAAGAGCTCTGACGGTAATTGTTTCAGAAGACCAATCATGCTGCTTCATTTCAATTTCATTTTCATCATCGAGCTCTTCGGCTGCGGCGCTCAGAGCCTCCATTACTTCGTCGGCCTCCATTACCTGCTCTTCATCGGCGCTATCGATCTCGTCATTGATAATGTCTTCCGCATCCAGCATATTCAAACTGATAACATTATCCATTTCGTAAGTATCTTCGTGATTCATGTTGGCGATAGTTTTCATAGTTCTCTGCTCCTTTTCAATGTAAAGTTTATTATTTTTATAAGTCTTTCTGTACTGAGGGAATAAAGACTTAATCTCGTCAAGAGTATTCGTACCGGCAATACATTCTGCACCGCCATCGTATTCAACAGCTCTTACAATCGTATCGAGAAGGCGAACCCTCTCCATCGAATTATTTTTAAAGTCATTCCAGTTATGTACATCCATTGTTTTCATTTTTATCATCCTTTCAATTTCATTATATATAATATGATTAAAATGTCAATATAGAATAAAATTGATTTACCAGATATTTCCATTTTCTTTTAATAATCTTCTGGATCAAAAAATTTATCTCTTTCATCCTTTGTTTCCTCTTGGGTTTCACTTGGAATACTGATTTGATTTTCGTCCTTATTATCTTTTTCTTCTAAGCGATCTTGAAGCAAACTGAGACGATAGATTGCAAAAGGAAACATACAAAGTAATCCGAACGATATTGCTTCTGGTTGATAATCAGCATCAATGATACCAACTAAAACCCAAAGTATTCCTATAATGAAGAAAAAAATCATAAACGGTTTCCATTTAATACCCATATTCATCACCCCCTTCATCTTATCATAATGGTTGGTTATGTCAAGTTAATTCATTGCGCTAAGAATTTGAAATACCTTTTCAATTCTCCGCTGCTCAGACTGGGGAAGTTTTTTCATAGCTTTACGGAAATCATCTACCATAATTATTTCTGCTTGGGCCATTTCGCTCTTTTTTCTTCTATGTACAGTTTTTTGCCGATAGCCATTTTCAATTAAAATTCGACCAACTTTAATTGGATCCCAGTGCATGAAATCAGCGATCTGATAGTTTTTATACCCAGCCTTATGTAGAAGAATAATATTTTGGATTTCATTTGCGGTGGCAGCTTTCTTTTTCTCCTGACTTTTTGCGACAACGGCATCGAACTCTTCTACTGTCATGCGGAAGGTTTTTAAAATAAATTTCATTAGTTTAAATAACTGTTGTTTTGACTCAGGCGAAATGGAACCGCAATTCATTGCGTCATTCATCCGGCAATAGTCGCTAATGTATTGATCTTTTAACATTGCAACCAGTTCTTCTGCAGTTTTGTGTTTTTGATTCATAATCATTGTGTGTTCCTCCATTTTCATTTTCATATAGAAAAGCCCAGCAATCGCTGGGCTTTTACCGTTTATTTCTTTTCATGTTGATAGATCCACTGAGTTAAATCATCGAATGTTTTAACATCTCTTGCGATCTGCAAAACGATATCAATCAACTCCTCTTGAGAATATGTAAGATGTACACCATTTAATTCTAAAAAGATCAACATAACGTGGGCGCCAATTCTCTTATTGCCGTCATAAAATGCATGGTTTTTAATTAGCCCATAGCCTAATCTTGCCCCTTTTTGTTGGATCGTTGGGTAGAAATACGTGTCTTGGTATCCTTGAAAGGGAGCATTCAATGCTGATTCTAACAAAGTATTGTCACGAATTCCTTCTACCCCGCCTGTTTCCATAATCATTTCATGATGCAATGAAACGACTTGGTTGTAGCTTAATTTTTTCATTTCGCAAGTACCTCGTAGGCTTTACGATTCTTTTCCATCAGACGCTTGGAAAGAGTTTTAACATCTTCGTCTCCGGCAATCTGCTCCGTTGCTACCTGATCGAATTCAATAACAACATACTTGGGTACATTATTTTTCAGGATAACAACAGGCCCATTTTCGTCAACAAGGCGCGCCACTTTGGAAAAATTCTGATTCGCTTCGGTAATGGACACAAGATTATTCGTATTCACATTCATTTTCATACCTCCTTTAATAATAGTATGCCACAACGATAGGATAAATTCAACCTATTTATATTTTGAAATCAAATCCTGGATCCCATAAAACAAATCAGCATAATCTAGCCCATAAATATTGGCTGCATTTTCATCCTGTTGTTTATCTGGATTTTCGATTTTAATCCCCCTTTCATCCAAAAATTCTTCGAACAGCTCAACGATTTCATGTGCAAGATTTTCTTCTTTGGTTTGATACATAATCACCCTCCTTTTACTCTGTGTCAACCACATCAACAATAACTGAATCATAGAAATCTGGTGATGCGTTTAGTGCCTCGTGGTAGGCGGCCATTAGCGCAGCCTCCTCATTATCAGCTTCGATATATACTGTGGTGGTGCTTGTGACTTCGATCTTATACTCTTTCATTTTTCTCACCCACCAAATCCATCTTCGCACCACAGTTAGGGCAGTAGTTTCCAACTCCCATTCCATCCTCAGTTGCATCATATCCGCAATTCGTACAGATTTCCGGATAATCAAACCAACCATTCATTTCCCAATCGCAATACATTTTTTCTTTCTTGCTTTTCTTCCACCGTCCGTGCTTCACAGGCTCAGCTTCGACGGTTTCACTTTCGTCAATCGTTTCAATTACATCATCAGGGTCATATACAAATCCACCGCCATCGGCAATATCACTCTTTTTAAAGCGAATCCAAACCGCTTTAAGCTTATCTGCATCAATCAACCGCATAACTATTCCTCCAAATCCATCTTTGCACCGCAGTTCGGGCAGTAATCGGATTTAATATATTCACAGATTTCTTCAAACCCCGTGGATTGCAAATTTTCTTCCCAATCATAGTCATAGGTCTCTTTGAATGTGCTTATATAATGTGCTTCTGCACCACAATAGGAGCAAACGCACGGTTTTTCATAATACCCATCCCCAATCCACTGCCCACGCTTCACAGGTTCGGCTTCGATGGTGGGAGCATCGTCAATATCGTCTGCGCTTACTACGGGAGGAATATGCCCACCCGTATTTGACTCGAACGCATACCTCGCTTTCTTTTTCAGCGCATCAGCATCAATCAACCGCATAGTTATTCCTCCTTATCCATTTTCGCACCACAGTTGGCACAGTAGTTTTCAATCGTTGTACTTTCACAGAACGGACATGCCTTACCAACTATGTATTCTACAACCGGCTTTCCATCCGAATTGAAGAAAATCTCAGTATGTTCAATTGGTTTTCCGCATTTCCGAATTACCACACCATTATCAATCAGAATATTAACCGCATTTTCAATTCTTGTGTATTTAATTTGATTCAACAGTTTCGTTAATCTTTCTCGATCTACATTCATTTTAATTCTTAAATCCTCCTTTTAAATTTTTCTTTCATAAGATTAGAAAAAGAAACCAATTTCATTATCTGGATTATCGTAATTATCTACACCTCCGCAATCTTTACCTAAGATGTAAGTTTCTCCGCTTAATTCTGATCTTTTAATGATAGATTTCATAACGGTCTGTGCCTTTTTCCAATCTCTTTTACCTTCCGCTTGTCCACTATAAACAAGCAGGGTATTCATTTCTTCTTCTGTCACATCCGCTTCCATACCTACTCTGAACCAGATTCTTGCCATTTCATTACCTCCTCACAAAATCACTCTTTTATGTATTCAATAGTCTGAATAATGCCAGTCACTTTCGTCCCTATGCGCTTTAACTTTGGGTTGGTAAGGCCATAAACCATTTTCTTTTACCTTGTGCCAATGAGGTCTGCGAGTAACAGCATCGATTCCTCTCACATATTTTACATTTGGATTTTTCTGCAATAAATCGGCACAATCTTTAGCAAAAATAATCCCAATAGGCTTTTCATTTTCGTCATAACAATCATATAAGATATCCATATCATCACAACCTATCTCTTTTGTGTTTTTTTAAATATTGAGCCAATAAGTACTGCTTGTCTTTTTCAAGTTGTTCTATATGAGAATACAGATAGATAATGTATTTATACAATTCTTGCGTAAGTTGTATAGTATCTTCTAAATATACACCCCTATTATTTAAATGTCGTAAACTAACTTGAGCAAAAGCAATATCGTGCAAACGATTCTCAAAAAAGGGTTCGATTTTAATCTTATCCATTGTAGGAGAAATAAAATCTTTGCATCCGTTTTTCACACCGTTTCACCACCCCGTAAATTACTTTTTACATGGTAAATATAATAATTTAACGCATCTTTCCATGCTTGTTCTGGTGTTTCGCTCCATCCAAAACCGTTGTTACAAACACCGTTGGTTATCATCCAAAAATAAGGTCTATTTTCGTTATCCCATTCGTGTGGGCACATATCAACTTCTATTTTGTAATCCATATCGCTACCTCACAAAATCGTCATTTTATATTCAACTTCTTAACACATTCGATTGAATCAAACTTATAATTTCCACCAATGCCATATTCGGAATGTTTCTTACAATATTCCTTTGCTCTTACTACAGCGTCCTGCTTATTGTCTGCTTCAATCTCAAACTGTTTCCATCCAGAAAAATAACCCTCAATTCTCATAAGGTATCTATTCATACTTTCACCTCATAAAATTATCCTTTTAAATCTCTTCCAATTCGTGAATTTCATCGACTTCAAACTGCCAAGGACATTCTCTGCCCCAATCATAATCATATCCATGAAATACAATAGGCTTATCAAGAACAATTTTATTCCCAGTCTGCTTCATCTTGATAAGTTCAAGAGTTCTTTTGATTTCATCATTTCCACACCAGTTTGTAGCATCGTGAATAAAATCAGATTCTTCGACTTCTGAAGATACAATTCTCTCAAACGGCACTAAGCAAAGAAGTTTACAACAACGATTACTTTTGCTATTTACTCCAAGCATAATATCTTTTCTCATATATATTTACCTCATAAAATTACATTTTAATAGTAAATTCCCATTCTATCCATCAGTACTCTGCCAATAGCAAGACGAACATCATCACTACTATAGAATCCCTCGTCTCCCCAAGCAGAGGCACACATCACATCTTCAATCACATCTTCAATAAAGGTATTTTCACCATCTTCGCCCTTGTCTCCAAGAATGTATCTTGCATAATCGCTTCCGACTGCGAATTGCATCATACTTGTGATTTCAACTTCAATCAGTTTCTTTTCTTCTTTATTCATCTTACGCATAATTAAATCCTCCATAAACCACTTAAAATAATTCTTTTAATCTACATCAAGTTTACTTTTGATATATTCCATTGCTTCATCAATGCTATCTGCTCTTACCCAAAATTCCTCACCATAAATTTCTTCATCACTTTCAATGGTGATTGCTACCTTATATTCATTCACACTCAAATCCTCCACTTAAAACTACATCTTATTTCCGAATAAAATACTGCCCTCACCAAAGGTGAGCAGAGTTTTGCCAGTCTTTTCGTCCACCATTTTGCCACCGGAAATCTTATAACCGCAAGGCTCTACATAATCAAGTTCAAATCCTACTCCACTTTCTGTTGCAATTGTTTTGGCCAATTCAATCGCTTCAGCTTCAGATTCTGCATCGACTTCTGTTTCATCTCCATCATTAAAACCAACACGATAGACGATTAGTTTTTCATCCATTTTCATGTCCTCCTTTAATCATTCTTAATTATTCATTAAGCTGGTCAATGGTTTTCTGCAGTTCAGACGCCAAGTCGCCGATGTACTCTGTGACGTAATCAAAGTACTCTGCAACAATCATTGAGTATGGATATGATGCCGGTTCATTTAAATCATTGTCACACACTTGAATAACCACATTGTAATAATCCATCATAGCGATATAATCGCTTTTAGAATTTAGAAGAATCTTTCTAAAACGACCATCAGGATAAAACCATTCAATATAAGAGGTATTTAACACTTTCGACTCTAAACGTTTAAATCTTTCTTTAACTTTCTTTACATCACAAGTGCGTTCATAATTGATACATTTCATTTCAGCATTATCGCCTTCAAAAACGGTGCCGTCATTTGCAACAAACTGCACTTCAACGCTCTCCACCATTTTAATTGTTCTGATTTCTTTCATTTTCATATCCTCCTTAAAACACAATATTATAGTATCCTGTTGTTGAAGTTGTAGAAGTAGAGCATATACCATCTTGATACGTCGTTGGTATCTGCTCATAGCATTTTTCGCAGATAGGCCGAGGATCACCCCAGATGTCTTTCATTGTGTGATTAAATTTATGTCTTTCTCCACACACAAAACATCTAGGATATATGGTATTCAAGCAACTAACACACATTGATTCCCCATTCAACCCCCTATGCATTTGATAATCCATATAGATTTTTCCACAATGACTGCAGGTTACTTTATGTGCTTCGTAATACTTATCACAATAACTGTAACCTCTCACAACGTGATAATGCACATTCATAGAATGGTAAGTTTGACATCCTTCGCAATAATAACAGCAAGCTCCGCAGAACATATTTCCATTTTCATCGGTATAGTGAAATTCACCTTCTTGAATAGGATGCCCGCAAATAGCGCAAATTCCAATTGCCGTACACGACAGACAACGAAGATGATTGCTTTCGGTATGCGGTTCACAACAATCAAGGCAATGTGCCACAGATCCAATGACAATTGGGTGTGGATCATGGTCACGAAGAACTGCGATGTTAGTATTGTAATCATCGTATTCATAGTCGGGATAATGCGTAGAGTCTTCGCATGTCAAAGTGATACTTGTATTCACACCCTTTTTCAAAATCCATCTGTTCGGGATATCAGAACTTGTAGCAATGATGTTTTGAACAATAGAACGAAAATTTGCAAACATACCAGTATCTCCATAATTAGGATACAGCCGGCTCTGCAAAAGTGTTCCATTTTCATATGCATATACCTGGCGATTGATTTTTCGCTGATTGTAAAATTCATCGCCGGAGTAAGTATTAGATGTGGTGTAGAAAATCATCGAAACGTTATCGCACATATACGAAAGGCAGCCGGTCATATATTCGCCATGGTCAAGACTATGACAAGAACGCCAAGCGTCTCCATTGTCTTTGCCGCCATAACTCATATGCAGATAGTCACAAGGATGAACGCTTAACAATGTATGTCTGGTGATTTTCATCGGCGACAGGGTATCTGCGAGCTGCGCAAACCATCGGTCGTATTCTCGGCGCTCTTTTCCGTAACCATCAATGTACGTACCCATTTCCCCATCAATTCCATGTTCTACAAGGATTTGGTTAATCGCCTTGGTGGATTTCACACCGGCATGAAGCGGATGTTGTAAAGATACATCATTGTTAATTTCATCTGCCTTTTCAGAGGAAACGCATGTGGAATTACACAGGTCGTAAAGGTAACCATACAAATCATCACCAACATACGCCGGATATAGAGCATAAATCAAGTCGTGTGCGGCATTTACATTACCTACTCGTTCGTAATCCATATCAAAGTGTACAGCCCAAAGTGTTTCATCCCAATTAGGATGTTTTCGCAACATGTCAATCAGCGGCTTTTTATTATCGTACCATCGGTCGATCGTATAATAAATTCCTTTTTCAGTATAATGATGCTTATGCATATCCAAAACATCCATTATAGACTTTGCTAATTTCATTCTCTGTGCCTGTGTCATTTTCATTTCCTCCTGTTATTTTCGATAATTGGGGTTAAACCAAACATCTTCTAATTCCTCGCTGTCAATCACACAATATCCTCCGGCTTTTATACATGCCGTCTTTGCTTCATCCAAGGAATCAAACCAAATGGCCCACCCTCTTTCATCTTTAAGCATGGTCCCTTTCGCATAATCCATTTCAGTCATATGAATTGGGGCAACCAAATCAACCGCATACTGCCGTTCGAGAAATGGATCTTCAAAGTCGGTGTAATGATAGTCAGAACGGTCTCGTTCTTTGATTGTTTCGCCATTTTCATCTGTAATGGCAAAGTTGTAAACGACACTGTTTTGACCCGTCATTTTTTCATAACATTCGAAGATTTTGGCAAGCAGTTCGTCTTTGCTTTCCGCTTCAACGACAAACGAATCAGTCAGTTTTTTATCGATGTCCACAAAGAATTTCTGTTTCATTCCAAACCTCCTATTTTATCGATCCAGATGCATTTTGTTTTCATTTCATGTACTTCCCAACCTGCATCCTGCAGCTTTTTACGGACAAGATCCACAGCTTCTTGTGAGTCTCTTGTGAGTACATAATGTTCGCTGGTGTCTGTAAGGATTTCATCAAGAACCGTTTTCATGGTGGCGTAAACTACGACTTTGTGGGCAAGCATAATACTTTTTCCTCCTCTGCTTTATCTTTCAAGCCATATTCGACATAATTATCGATATAGCCATAAGTTCCTTCGATGTCATCTTCTTCGGTCCATCGGCGCGGCAATCCATTTTCGGTGAAAACCTGGTCTGCAATAAACAGTAGAAAATCATTGTCATAATCAACAATGTAGCCTTTTCCATCGGCGCCAAGCCACAAATCATCTTCATCGCAGAGAAATTCGCCGTCGATCGTTGTTGCCCACTCACCACTGCTCAGCGGAACAGCTTTCATCATTTCATAGCCTTTATACCAACCATCACCATACTCAGACCAAGGGGCATCTTTCCCATGAAATGCACCTTTATTGGTTTTGTTATCATAGTCATATCCGCCATAATACCCCCAATCATCGTAATCATATCCATAAGCACCACGGTAATTTTTCCCGTAAAGACCTGCGCTGTAAGACCACTGAATCTCCTGATAATCATAAGATTTCAAATCTTTTGTTCTGATGATTCTTCTAGCTCTTTCAATCGTTTTCCATACATCGCTTTTCACAATGTATTCTTCTTTTGTATGTGCGTTATAATATCCGCTGGACAAATTCACCGCTGCGATATCAAAATGCGGACCAAGAATCGAAATATCAGAAAATGTGCCATACGACTCTTCAAATCCATACGAATCTATAAACTTTTGAAATTCATAGTTACCACAATCGTAGTAAACCGAATCATCTGCACCTTTACGGTCAAATTCAATCATGAATTTCACATCCGGCTTGATATTGGATGCGCAAAACTTTTTCGCTCCAATACCGCCAACTTCTTCATCTTCACAGAACAGAACATGACATTTTGTTTCACGAATCAATTCCATGATGATAAAGATCCCACATCGATCATCTCCACCGATGCCCTCTCTGGCCATCATAATGTCGTTATCTTCGCTGTAAAAGATTTGACTAACTGGTTTCATATGAACTGTATCCATATGGGCAACCAACAGAATGGGGACTTCTCCCTCTGCATACAAAAAGCCTTGTTTGCTGATGGGATGATATCCTTGATACTTTAATTCAGATTTCAATAAATTCTTCAGCTGATGCTGCTCTGCTTTAATAATGGTGCTAAATTTCATTTTCATATCCTCCTAACAACCTGCATCTCGCATTTCAATTTCATCATCGTTTGAATCAATATACGACTCATAGCAGTAATCACACAGATAATATCCTTTTTCAGGAATGTATTCGCCCTCTCGGTCAGTATCAACAATACAACCACAATCATGGCAGGTTTTATATTTCTGTTCATGGCAATACTGACAACGGTATTCATCGTCAAGACCCATACAAGCATCATCATGATGTACGAATTCTCCACATTCAGCGCATACATAATAATAGTTTTCAAGGCAATTCTGACAAAGATCAATGTTTCCGTCCGTATTCATTTCGCTATTCAAAAAGTATTCATTACAAGATTCACATAACGAATAATACTGGTCGATACAATCATTACAAATCCACATCCAAACGCCATCTACATGGTACTCATGGATATCTTCGTAATACTCGTATCGATTACAATGTTCACACCAGATTGCACATTCATCACAGTAAGGGGTATCGCCCACCCAACGAACATCGTCATAATGAATACGATTTCCGCAACATTCGCAGGTGTAACCACCGCCGGAGCAACAATTCAGATAGTCGTTATCTCTTAAACGCGAACCACATTCAATACAGTATGCTACTGAACCGATTTCAATTTCATTTGGCTCTTCATCACGAAGTACACAGATGTTCGTATTAAAATCGCTGTAATTATAGTCAGGGTACTGCAAACCATTCGTACGAGTGATACTTGTATTCACACCCTTTTTCAAAATCCATCTGTTTGGTACGCCCAGACAAGCGGCAAGGATATTCTGTACTGCATTTCTGAAAATCTCAATGTTTTCATAGTCATTGTACCGAGGATACAGCCGGCTCTGTAACATCGTAGTTCCAGAATAACAATAAACCTGTCGATTGATTTTCTCTTCATTCCAATAGCAATCACCATCGTATTCTGCTCTGACTGTATAGAAAATCATGCTGGTTTTATCACACATATAAGAAAGAGTTCCCGCCATATATTCACCGTCGTAGATATTATGACAAGACGCCCATCCTGTACCATGACTCATATTCAAATAGTCACAAGGGTGTACACTCAACAATGTATGGCGAGTTACTTTCATAGGATTGATCAAATCACTTAATTCAGCAAACCATCGGTCATATTCATTGCGTTCTTTTCCATTACTATCTACATATGTACCCATTTTCGTTGGAAAATCCCAATTAAGATCGGTGAAAATCTTATTCAAAACCCTGGTTGTTTTGCCGGCATGAAGAGGATGCTCTGTCTGAATATAGTACCCTGCTTTTTCAATCTGGTCATCCATTACCATTGTACGTTGAGCAAAATTATACACCCAATTAAATGTTGGGTCATAACGATAGAGGTCATGATTCGGGAAGTAGATATATTTTTCTCGCAATTTATTATAGATTTTATTTTCATCCACAGAGCGAACAGAATCACAATCAAATACAACGGCAAAAGCATTTTCATTCCAGTTAGGATGTTTCCGCAACAAGTTAATCAACGGCTCCTTAGCTGCATACCAACGATTTACGAGAGCGATAATTTCGGCTTCTTTATACTCTTGCTCATTATCTGTCAGGACCTGCTCGATATCGTCAACCAGTTTTGCTTTTACAGATTCATTCAACATTGTCTTTTCCTCCTAAAATTCATAAAAGTTGTCAATCAGTTGCTTTGCAAATTCCATTGCAATTCGATAGTTGGGATACTTCATCTTGTAAACGCCATTCTTTTCGATGCCCTTCCAAATGACAGTGACCCACCCATTTTCATGCTGTTCGTAGGCGATCCTTTCACTCGCCCACTTTGTTTTTGCTTTGGCTTTGTCGTAGCAATCCACACAAACTGCGCCGGTGTAGATGCTGGAATAAACCAAATTCATTTCTTTACGTCCACAGATAGCGCACTTCATACACATCGCTCCTTTCATAGAATTTTTAGGCTTTCGCCATGGTCGTGAGCTTGTTAGGTACAAGCCCACAGAAAACCATTTTAATTTCATTCGCTATTATTGCGATTGAATTACTCGCTACTCAATCGTTTTGATGAAATCAATAACCCTGGCGAGTTTCATAACGGCATCGTTTTTCATGTATGCAGTAGGCGTGTTAATGCCGGTAATCACTTTGTTCAGCACTTCGATTGCGCTGTCTTTGTCCAAAATCATTCGGCTGCCGCAATCAGGACAGAAGGTAAAGTTATTCGGATGACGATGACCGCATTTCAAACAGATGATGCCGATAGGTTCATCGGTTTTCATGTTGGTACGGCTGCGAGTTCTGTCGTTCAAGCCTTCCCTTTTCAAAAGACGGGAAACGGTAGTGTAATGAACGCCATAGCGATCTGCAATCGTTTTCTGGTTATTGCCCTCTTTGTACATTTCGATGATGGCGGATTTGATTTCAGCATTGATAGGTTTCATAATTTTTTGCTCCTTTTTTCATATGTATTTTAGCGGTTGATTGAGTTAGATACTCATAAGGATTTCATACCGCTCTTTGACGGGAATCATAGCGCATACATTTTCATAGGTAGTATGCATTTCTTCGGCTGTTTCATGCAAAGCTTTTTCAATCATGGCGGGTCCTCTTTTATTCTTATCCAAAAACATACCGCCATTATGATAGATGCAATACAAAGCCATCATAAAATACACTTTCGTTTTCATCACGCCTTTCAATTTCATTTTCATTACAGATGAATCAGAATCTTGCGACTGGTCAACAGCCAGATGCCCATAGGAATCAACATAATGGCTGCGGTTACATCGGTGCAGTCAGGGCATTTACACGGCGAAGTCATAGCCATAGCGACAACGGCTGCGCCCATAGCAATCAGAGCAAGACCCATGAGTTTTTGAATCATTTTCATTTTGATACACTCCTTTGATATTTTCAAGGCTCCAGAAACGCAGAGCCTTTGATGACAATAAAAAAGACCTGATTTCTCAGGTCTCATCGGAAAAGATCGCTATGAGTTCCAGTCCTGGCCAGAATCAATAGCAATTCATTTTCAATGCGCAAGCATAGCATTATTTGCGAACGATATTCATATCGCAGCAGATATCGCCGTACATCCATCTGAAATCATGCTGTGCGCAGAAACATTCTGCATCATGGCGAGACTCAAACCATCTGTTGATGGTAAAGTAAACTTCGCCGGTCATGCTATCGGTGATAGCGATTTCATATTCAGGGCGTTTCTTCATTCGAAAAGCCTGAAGGATTCCCCAAATCATTTGCATCGCTGTCTCAGCCGCAGTGCTGATACTTTTCCCATGCGCACCTTTAACAGTACACACAAATTCATATCCATAGTACCGCAACATAGATTCATAGTTAGCCAGGGTGATGCCGACAGATTTCGCAGGGATATGCTCCAAATTCAATCCGTTGACGGCATTGCAGGATCTCGGCGCAATAAAGTGATATTCCAGCAATCCAGATTCATACGGATGCCCGTTTGCATGGGTATTCATAGGGATATAGCCTGCGCTTTTGATATCCTCTTCATCACAGACAGACAGAACGGTTGCGTATGCAGCGAGATTCTCCTGATGAATATTGACGTTGCGGAAAATCATAGCTTTGACTACTCTTTTCATTTTCATATCTCCTTTGACAAAATAATAGGCGCAACATTGTGCGCCATGGGATACGGCTTTTATCGGGATGCCGTTCAGAACCCTATTCAGTTTTCATCGCAGCGCCGCCGTCTAAGTCCAAAAACATATGGAATCCAAATTGATTCGATGCCCATTTTGACATTGGGACTGCTTTATTTGCAAAATTAGTTGGATATCCAGACTCGCCACGTGGAGGCTTTTGCATGAGTCCATGCAGGGACAAGCCCTGCAATTTGATTGATGATTAGGCAGCGGTGAAATATTTGTCCATGAAGGCAGCTTTTTCTTCGATGGTCATATTCTGGAACCGCAGCACTTCTTCCATGGGGATTCTGACGGACTTGCAGTCTTTTGCTTTTTTGCCATCCAGTTTTTTCTGGTCAGACTCTTTCACCGATACCATAGAATCGCCGGCGTATGCACGTAAGGTGTATTCCATGATAGACTTTTTGAACGTGGATTCGGAATTGTACCGCAGCGCGCCTTCGCCTTTAGACGTTCCAAAACGGATGCCCATGAGAGAATAAATGGATACATAATCCACCGGCGACAGGGTGACAGAATCGCAGACGGTTTCGAAAAATGCGGCGGCTTTTTCGGTGAAACGTTCATACATGGCGTCTGCTTTGTCGGGTTTCGCAGTTGCCAGACGGAGACCTTGTTCCCACAATTTGCGGGCAGCTTTCAGCATAGGCTTTAAGTCCTCGGCTTTAGAAAAGCCTTTGTAATTCTCGGCGGATACGGACAGAATGGCGGACATAGTTTTCTCGTTAAAATTTGCTTTCATGATTTGACATCCTTTCATTTTTTGAATATAATTTGGGTATGCACCCATCCAAACGCACAAGTCCCTTGTGCGCTTGGTCGATGCACACTAAAACGCAAAATTCAAGCGGGTGTGAACCTATGCTTTTACTGCAAATTTTATCACTCCTTTCCGGCATGGTCCGCCTGACTTTCCTTTTGCGTTGTCCTGCTGCCGTCCACAGTTCCGCCTTATCCTTGCAAATTTGCAGAGTCTGCAAGGCATCGTCATTTTTTAGACGTTTCGCATACAGCGGGTTTTTTCCATGCTCAGACACTTGTCCTTTACTGTAAGCCGGCGGTTAAACCCTTAAACCGTTTGCCGTTTATCCGCTTGTCAGACGGAATCTAAACCCGCAATCACGGCGATATCACAATGGCGGATTGTGTTCAGTTTTCAAGGTGATAGAGGGTGACTACGTCGCAAGCTTTACGGGCACACCGACCGCTTGGAGAGGTTTCGGATATTGGGTGAGGAACTTGCTTTCGGTCTATGCTGTGCAGCGGCGACCGCTCTACCGTTCCCTGTGATTACAGTATATACCCATAGTGCGCTATTGTAAAGTTACAGAATGGTAACAAATTGATATTTTTATAACGAACAATATTGACTATACAATATATAGTGGTAGAGGTGAGAAAATGCCGTTTGATAGCACAAAATATACCATTGAATATCAGAAAAAATTTTTAGAAGAAATACGTTTCAGAGTCAAAAAAGGACAAAAAGAGGCTATTCAGAGTCGTGCAAAGGAACTTGATTTGAGTATGGCAGCGTATTTCCAGAAATTGGTAAAGAAAGATTTAAATGGTGAAATAAACTGGGAATGATAGTGTCCAGGACTATCAAATATAGTATCAAAAACCACATTTTCTGGCTTTAGTAAACATATTTACTATCGTTGAAAGCCATTTTTCATTTTTTCCAACTTTTCCCATTTTGCCAAAATTTTACAGCGGTTTGTCTGACACGCTTTGGACATGTGCCAGACATCCTCTTCCCCCAAATGCGGAAGTTACTGCGCTAAAGTGCTAAAGCGATAAAGACGGGCGTATTTTACATTTTTTGACAATTCGTCTTTTTTAGAAATAGGATATGTCGCCAAATTTTCCTATACGTCATTTTTCATTTCTACCCTACCCTTTCTCTCTTTTTATTCTTCTGCTCTCTCCTTAACTTCTGCATCCTGGTCCACAATTAACTTCCTAAACTTCAACCTTTCTAAACTCTTAACAGAATTTGGTCTCCATGGTATAATTTTTCTACAATGAAAAATAAAATTAATGGAGGTTAATTATGAATACATTTACGTATAGTCCGGTCTTTTTAGATCTTTTCTCTCAAATGGCGGCCGCCAAAGGGTTTGATCCGTTAACGCTTTTACAAGACTCTCAATCAAATCTCTCCCCTTCCCTTATTTATGATCCGTTAGAAGCAGCTGAAGAGCACGATGCTACTCCCATTAAAAACGTTTCTGATATTAACAGTCTGATCTCTTATTTTCTTTCTAATGGCCAGTACCGGAATATGATGCTCCTGGTCTTAGGAATCAATTTCGGACTTCGCTTCTCTGATTTATCAAATATTCGATTTAAAGACGTTATTGACCCTCAAACTAAACAGTTTAGAGAGAAGCTCGTCCTGGTCGAGCGTAAAACCGCAAATACTCGTAAACATACAACCAACCGGCATGTTTACATTAATAAGGCAGCCAAACTCGCCATTCAGATTTATCTGTCTAATACAAACGGTAAAAGCTATGATGATTACCTGTTTGTAAGTGAAAGTAAGAATGCACCCACAATTGATTTTGAGGATCCGAATGGCAATACTGTTACAATCCAAAAGCCAATGACAAGAAGAGCTGCTGAAGATGTTATTAAAAAGGCTGCGTACAAGTTAAATATTGAAGGAAGATTTGGTACCCACTGTTTCAGAAAGACTTTTGGATATCATGTACTTGCTAATGCTAATACCGTAGATGGCCTCGAAAAGCATTACAACAGCGTTGAACTCCTCCAAAAGATCTTTGGTCATTCCAAAGCAGATATTACTTTGAGATATGCCGGCTACACCAATGATGTCATTAAATCTGTATATCTGAATCATAACCTTGGATTTGAAGTTCTTAGCCAATACGTATCAGCTAAGCTTAATCAAATTAAAAAATAATATAATAATGAGCGACGCCTTTGGCGGAGCTCGGCGACAGCGCGGCTTTCGATCTGATTGCAACCAACTCCGAGGAATCCTGTGGCGATCTCAAGCCTAAAAAAATAAAAAAATCCTGTACTAGCTATAAACTGTCGCCTGACTGAAATTCTATTAATGTGTGTATAGGCGTCGCTCTATAAATAGCCAGCCGATACACAAAAGTTTAACGATACTAATAGTTAGTAGCGCTGGCGCTCTGCGCACTTCGCTGACGCTCGTTTGCTTTTTCTTTTTTTTTAAATTTTAAAAAACGATACTCTTTTGCTCCGAGGCGAAGCGATAGCTGAAGCTAACCATTATTTCATCCCAGTAACTATAGGCATTATATGCTTTGGGAAAAAGTTGCCAGTGGCAAGTTTTTTCCATAAGAATATAATGAACTACATTTTGGACATTTTGCCTTCTAGACCCAATAACTATAGGGAAATTAAGTCAAAATATTTTTTTGAGTTTTTGTTTTTCAAAAAACCTTAAAAAATGGCATTCTGATGCGGTTTTTCGGTATTTTTTGAAAATAATACGTTTGTAATTTGCTCTAATGGAGGAAAAAGTGAAAACTGAAAAACAAAACATATTCTACATTGTGAATACTGATGGGGAAGTAATCGGAACAACCGATCGCGTTCCGGATAGAAAAGTAATTAATGAAAACACCAGGGCTTTTCTCAAAAATAAAAACCGTCAATTCTTTTGGCTTGAATGCCTACCGGCTACACCGTTGATGCCAGAGCTAACCCCCACCCTATTAACCAGGACAATGGTATTGGGCTCTTATGTAAATTACAATCAAACGATAGGCGCAGATGGTGTATGCACAAAGGCTAAATTGAGTAAGATGCTCAATATCACAGAAGGAAGAGCGTATCAAATACTGCGGGAGTTATCCAGTAAAGGAATCGTAGAAACGTCCCAATTCTCAAGCGTTATTAAGATAAAGAAGTATTTTATGAAAGGTAGGGTTAAGAAGGAGCAGCGAAGTGCTGATTGTCGAATCATTAAGCTATATTCACTCTCGGTAAGATCTTTAATTTTGGGTAGTAAAAATTCTTTGGTATACGCAGCATATATAATTCGACTACTTCCTTATTTAAATTCCAATAACAACTTGCTATGTAATAATGTTGAAGAACCCCTGTTTAACTCATGCCGGCCATTAACTAAAAAACAGATTTCATTATTACTTCAAAGTAATGAGAAAAATCCAGATATTTTGATAGATAATCTGAAAAAGGTTGTGTTTTTTTATGATGGATGCGAATATCCGATATTGATCGAGGAGAAGGTGGGGCGTAGAACCGTTTATAAAATCAATGAAAATTTTGCTCAAACAACTAGGAAAAAGATGTAGGGTTTCTGTATTATTGACAATATTTTAACAATTGTCTATAATAAGATTGTCCCTAAAGGAGGTGACCACAATCAGTAAAAATTCGGTTTTACCAACCACGGATGGAGGTGAACAAGGAGAGCGGTATGAGCCTGTAAATGACAATGAAATTAAGGTATTATTAGAATCTTGGCGTTGTATATCAAATGAGGATCCTTCCTCTCTTTACTATCTCGATAGTTTAAATGAAATTGCGTACTATCATTATTTGTCAGTATTCGATGCTGTCGATTGTTTATATGACACCGGATGCGTTTTTATTTCATCAGTCAGAGCAATGCTTGATGTTTTACAGTTTATACCCTGCTGCGTACTAAAACACAGTACAGGCTACCAACTAATTAGAATTTGTGAACAGTAGAAGAAAACGTTTTTTTAAATTCGCCGACAAAATGTCGGATTTGTCCGATTATGGACGTACACATGTTGGATGTGTAATTGGCTACGGGAAAAATGTCATTGCCACTGGGTTTAACTCCCACAAAACTTCCCCACTCCAAAAAGCTTACAATCGCTGTAGATGCTTTGAAGAGTATGACACTACCCCCCATTCCTTACACGCAGAAATTGCCGCCATATCTTCCGCCAAACATTTAGATGTCGATTGGAGTAAAGCGGAAATATATGTGTATAGGAAATTAAAGAATGGCGACAGATCTTACGCTCGCCCCTGCGCAGGATGCATGAAAGCCATATCTGACTTGGGGATCAAAAACATTTTTTATTCGACACCGGATGGGTTTGCCCATGAACAAATAGATTTAAATAATGGAGAGAGTTAATTGAAAGTATGTAACCTGTGCGGAAAAGCACATAAAGAATATACCGTAACCGAGATTGAGTTTCAGATGCCTTATGGCAGTCGTTACGATGGAAATATATATCAGCTGAACCTTTGCCCTGATTGTATGGATACATTAATCGAGATGATCGATGATTATTGTTCTGTTAGCTTTATGTAAAGGGGCGGAGAACAATAGCTTTAGATCGACAGGTAAATATCTATAGTGTTGATACTAGCGCATTTTACACTGCTGACGAAAGATATACTGCGATTTCGATGAGTTTAGATCGAGGAGAAAAATCTCGTATTAAAGAGTTGGCCGCTCTGTGGGGAAGGTATCAGATGAAACCAACCAAAAGAGTAGAGAAGCAAATAAAAGCATGTTTGCATTTAATGAAAGACGACCCTTTCCCTTCGCCGGACGAAATTCAAAAAATTGTCGATGGTATACCGGCAGCTGTAAAAGCTTTAAATGCAAGTATCAATAGTAAAAAGAAGAGAATGTTCGAGCTTTTCCCTATGAATCATGAAATAAGAAAACTTAGTGAGTTCCATTTGAAGGTTACGAATGTGGTTTCGATTTTCGAATCATTTCTAACACGTACGTTACAGATGCAGACTGGGGAGTTAAGTGAGGATATTATTATTGTTAGGGCTTATTATTTCCCTATATTAAAAGACATTATTGAAAACGGATTTTATTTGAGGGATGAAAAATACATTTGCTTAACAGCATCGGCCGGCCAGATTCGTACGAAGAAGACGGTGTTTATTCGTGAGAGCCTGTGGGAAAAACATCAAAATACTCTAATGTGTGGACTAACGCTAGATAAAATAAACGCCGCCGGCGGAGTAAACGTCAATAAGTACTTAGCATATCTTGCGTTGTGTAATAGCGCCACAGATGTGTGGGAGAGCTTTGATATACATAAATCTATTGTTGTAGACGATTTTGAAACAAATGTAAATGGACTTGTGGATTTCATAGACGATAAGACATATCGGATAGAACGTCGCATGATGGACGTACCGATTACTCATACCGATGGGTGTGGAATGATGTTGCCTCGCGTAAATAACGTTAATATGATGGTTCGTTTACCGTGGGTAAAAGGTCTATTGGCGGTCTTCCCTTTCGATCATTTTATTTCTGAATATTGCGGAGAAGATGTTGTTGTAAAAGACATTTACGGAAAAGAGCATCGCATTTTAGAAGAAGGAATTGAGGTTATCTTCACCAAAAGCCAGTTTAAAATGTGGATGTATTATGAGAGCTGGGAACAGTACATCGAATATTACGAGCAATACAACTGTCAAGCTGGCAAATGCAATGAAGAGGACGACTTTGATTACGCCACCCTAAATTATCAGATGATTCAGACATTAACTGATTTTACCGATGAAGAATTAACTGCAGTTTGCGCAAAGACAAAAGACAAGCTTTGCCGCCTCAGTCGGGATTATCAGATGATGCTAAATGTTTTCGGTGTTAAGCCAGGGAAAAAATTAAACCCTTTGCAACAGATGTTGTCGAATGATTGGCGACTCCTGCAGGATCCATATGTTGCTAATGTAATAAAGTCGTTACGTGATAGCATTGAAAGTAAGTCTTATGCCGGTGAAATTGATATTAAAGGCGTTTATACGTTTTTAATCCCCGATTTGTTCGCCTTTTGCCAGTTTTTATTTAAAAACGAGAAAAACCCAAGTGGTTTACTTCAAAATGACGAGGTTTTCTGCGATTTATTTAGAAAAAACGCAAAACTTGATTGTCTCAGAAGCCCCCATTTATATCGTGAACATGCTGTTCGTCCCAATATTGCGGCTACAGAAAGGGCTGCGGAGTATAGAAAATGGTTTGTTACGAAAGGGATCTATACAAGTTGCCACGATTTAATATCAAAAATGCTGCAATTCGATAATGATGGCGATAAGAGTTTGGTATGTGCAGATGAAACTTTTGTGTCTGTCGCCGAACGTAATATGAACGGTATTGTCCCCCTATTTTACAATATGGCTAAAGCCGGATCTCAGGTTATTACCCCCTCAGTTATTTATAACGGTTTAATTGCTGCATACACAGGTGGTAATATTGGCGAAATCAGTAATAAGATAACGAAGATCTGGAACAGCAACGAACCAGATCTTGAGATAATTAAACTTCTTTGTATGGAAAATAACTTCGTAATCGATTACGCCAAGACGTTATACAAGCCTGTTCGCCCGCCGGAGCTTGAACAGCGGTTTGCTAATTATGGTAAGTCGAAGTTACCTGTGTTTTTTGTTGAGGCTAAAGGGAAAACCGAAAGTCAGGTCGAACAAATCAACGACAGTGTTGTTAATCGAATGAGAAGGATTATCGGTAAAAATAAGTTTTATTTTTCAGCTGATCTTCTCGGTCCATTTGATCACACAACATTAATGAAAAATCCTAAAGTCAGAATGAATACTCGATTAGCGAAAAGTTTGATAGAGGATTATTCAAAATATGCGAGAACCGTAAAATCTTATTTCTATACCGGTGATGCTGAGCGCAATAATTATTCTTTTGTATATGGCCAAATTCGTAAAGAGATCGTTGAGAAGTATAAGGATATCGATTTTATCGTTGATGTCTTGGTGCGTTATCTATTTGAGAAACGTAATACAAAAAATAAAACTGTGTTTTTTGAATGCTTCGGTGATGTCGCTTTGGATCATCAAATCTCTAATCTAGAACGAGTTAAAGGTGAAGCGGTTTGTCATATGTGTGGTAAGACATTTGCTGTATATCCGTCGGCCAGACAAAAAGATCTTTGCCCAGATTGTTATACAAAACACCGAAAGTTCTATAAAGCCAATAACGAAGCCACCAGGAGAAGAATTGGTGGACAGGTAAGAATCTCCGCTAAAGCCTGATTTTATGGGGTTTAGATAACAATTGTGCGCTAAACCCCATAACTTCGGGGAATTGTCGTTTAATTCCCATACTTATTGGGTTCAGATGACAAAAAAGGAAAAACACACTTATGGAAACGCCTTTTGTTTCCGAAGAAAAAACACAAGTGAGGGAAATTATTTGATTCAGATTTTCAAAGATGAAGCCGAGGTTATTCGCAAAGAATTTCCAAAGGTGGCAATTTCGCAAACATGTAAACAAAAGTCAAAAGCAAGAAGACATAAGTATTACATGGAAGAGCATCCTGCTGCTATGCGGCGCATTAAAGAATTAAGAAAAAATAAGTAAGGGGAATGTAGTTGATCAGTAAGCGTGAAATGGATATTGATGCTGTGTTAGAAGAGCTTCTTGAAAGCCCAACCAGTATTGCGCCACGTGAATACCAGTATTATCTTGGACTCACAAAGCGTCGATTGATTTTTAATGATACAGTTACTAACGATATTGTTGAAAAACTCATTATTCCCTTAATAGATATGGATGAGGATGGTACCGGAGAGCCAATTGAAATTATTATGTGTTCACCTGGCGGTTCCACTTTTGATGGGTTGATTTTTTGCGACGTTATTGACCGCTTAAAAACGCCCACCACAATTAAGGTAATGGGTTATGCGTATAGTATGGGTGGTATTTTCCTATCGGCCGGAAGCAAAAACCCACACGTAACAAAGGTTTGTTACCCATTTTCGACCGCCCTTCTGCACGGTGGAGACACTTTGTTGCAAGGTAATTCGTATTCAGTAAAAGACACCTTTGAATTTCATAAACGGATTGACCATCGAATTAAAGAGTATATTTTGTCTAATACAAAAATTACTGCAGAAGAATACGAAAAGATGGAGAGGTCTGAATGGTATATGGACTCAGAGACTATGCTTGAAAAAGGCTTAGTCGATAAAATCTTGTAGGTGTTTTATGAATGGGGAAAAATAAAAAAGGTAGAATAGTCATTTCTTTTGTAGGTGAAAATGCAAGCGATGTAACCGGCAGCAGTATACACATTCAGCTTCCTAGTGGAAAACAAATTTTACTTGAGTGTGGGTTATATCAGAGTTGTAAGGGAGTTGCTCATGATTACAAAGTTAATTTTTCCCGACTCAAATACCATCCGAAGGAAATTGATTATGTCTTTGTGTGTCATAATCATATTGACCACATTGGAAAGCTTCCATACTTATACAAAAAAGGATCGACAGCGCAGATAGTGGCCCCAGAGCATAATAAGGCGATCGCAAAAGCCTTGTTGGACGATTGTGCTTATATTTGCGAAAAGGATGTTGAGACTCTTAAACGAAGAGATGGGAACGAGCACGAACCATTGTACACTTCTTCTGATGTAGATTTGTGCTTAACATATTATCACGAATACCCATTTAATGAGCGTATCCAATTGGACGATGAAATATCGTTTCAGTTTATTCACAGCGGACATATCCTAAATTCCGCCCAACTTGTTTTGTGGCTGAAAGTTGGAAGTCATGTCCGGAAGATTGTATATACAAGTGATTTGGGTAATTGTTTGATAGAAAAGAAATATGCTAATGAAATTCAGTTTGTTGACCAATGCGATGTTCTGATTGGTGAAACAACATACGCCAGAGAAAAGAAAACATTTACCGAAAAGGATAGAGAAAAAGATTTAAAGAAGTTGAGCTCAATTATTCAGCAAACGTGTATTGAGAATAATGGCAAGATTCTGATCCCAGTTTTCGCTAATGATCGTTGTCAGAATATATTCTCATATATTTATGATTTATACGGAAACGATCCATCCTTTAAGGTTAAAGTATTAGTTGATAGTCCTATGGCTGTCAAAATAAGCAAAATGTATGGGACCATACTAGACGATAGCTATTATAACAAGGTTTTATCTTGGGATAATTTGGTATTTGTTGAAGGCTATGAGCAGAGTAAAGTATATCAGGGCGAAGATGGTCCGATGATCATATTATCGTGTGGTGGTATGATGCAAGCAGGGAGAGTGTTGAATTGGGCATCAAAAATAATTCCCAATTCTAACAATCACATTGTTTTCTGCGGATACGCTCCGCCTGATTCATTAGCAGGAAAAATTAAGACTGGTATTCAGAAATATGTATCTGTCGCCGGCCGAAAAATAGCCAATCGATGTAATGTTACGATTCTGCATACCTTCAGCAGCCATATGCAACGCGAATCATTAATCAAATACTATAGCGACGTATATTGCGAGAAGGTAGCTCTCGTCCACGGCGAGTTCGACGGAAAAATAGAGTTCGCAAAGGACCTTCAGGAGGAAATTAGTCGAAAGAATCGTACATCGAAGGTTATTTGCGTTAACAAAAGTACAACGATAAAAATTTAGAGTTAAAGGAGAATTTGATGAGTAAAATCCTTAGATCATATTCCACTTCAATTAGTGGGGTGTTATCTATTGATCGAGAGAATGGAATGACCATTTTGGTTGAAGATTGTGAAGATCCAATCTCATTAGCTAATTTTTTTGCCGACTTCAATAATAGCAATGTAACTGTGGAAGTGAGTTGGAAAGCTAATATATGATAGATTTTCGCAAAAGAAAAAACGAATCCGAAGTAGATTATATTATTCGTATTTGCGCCGCTAAACCCAATATTGGTACATGGTATGATGTAGCCGATATCATTAACGATGAGCTCGACCGAAACTGCAATGAGTCTACATACAGAAAAATGTATCGAGCTTATGAAATCGGCGAGGGTGTTCCATCGAATGAAAATACTGATGTTTATGTAATGGCGAAAGCAACCTACAAGTTGCGTGATGAACGTCGAAAACTCAATAAACATATTGTCGATAAGGCTAAAGAAGAGAACGTTGTAGACCAGATTAAGGAGTGCATAGAGAATCACATCCACAGAACCGGCGTGATTACACATACGCCACTCCCCTCTTCCGAAAATGATTTAATTGTTCATCTATCTGATTTACATACAGGTATCGATATCGATAATTTCTTCAATAAATATAATGATGAAATATTAAAGTATCGACTGTCAAAATACGCATCTAAAGTAATTGATGTTGCCACTTTACACCGATCTGAAAATTGTTTCTTGGTATTAGGTGGGGATATGATTAGTGGTATCATACATCAGGATTTAAGACTAGAGAATGGGTATAATGTAATTCAGCAGGTAATGCTGGCGTCGAATTATATTGTTGAGTTTATAGAGACGATTTTGCCGTATTTTAATGAAATCAAGATTGTTTCTGTCCCTGGAAACCATTCTAGGGTATCTGCAAAAAAAGAGCAGAATTTTAAGGGTGAGTTTTTTGATTCACTTATCCCTTTTTACATCAAATGTTATTACAGAGGCTATCCAAACATTTCAATTATTGATGGGTTGGTTGATGAAAGCATTCAGTGTTTCACTGTGAGAGATAATCTATGTATTGCTACTCATGGAGATAAAGATACACCCAAAACTGTTGCCGACCGTATTACCATGATGTTAGGTGAAAAACCGAAGATAATTATCATGGGGCATCGACATCAAAACGGTTATGGCAGCCCGTCTGGAGTAAAGGTTGTAGAGGGCGGATCTTGCAGCGGTATTGATAATTTTTGTATCGCAAATCGAATTAAAGGAGAGCCAGAACAAATAATTCTGGTAGTAGATAATGACGGAATCGACTGCTTGTATGACGTCAATTTGAATTAAAGGAGTATTAGAGTATGACTAAAAAAGAATTTATTAAAAGTTTTCAGGAAAACCTTCATGATGTTCGGCAGGCTTTTGCTGCAAAAGGGCAGGATGTTTACTTTACCTTTGAGCATTGCGAAATGATTTATGATGATTTTTGTACCGCCTTGATGGATGCAATTAAAGATGGCGGAATCAAACTCGACGGTATTGGCACCTTGACTTGCAAAGAGCGTAAATCCCGTACCGGTGTATATCAGTTTGGTGAGCATAAAGGCGAAACCTTTGTGGTCCCCCCTAGAATGGAACCTGTACTTCGCCCCAGTCAAGCTTTAAAAGATTTCCTCAACGAATAGTTTTCGTGTGTTTTCCTCCAAATACAAAAGGGGAGCATTAAGCTCCCCCGATGTATTTATGTATTGCGGCTTGGAGAAGTGGTCATCTCGCCGTCCCCATTAGTCGGAGATCACAGGTTCGAATCCTGTAGCCGCACCCACTAATCCGTTTCCCTGCTTCCAATTGCGTTGCTACAACAACTAATTAATGTATTTAAAATACGCAATAACTCGTATGGTGTGTATTGTTTTAAGCAAACTAAACATTCATTTTCTGCTGTTGAGTAAAGTATTGTTTTATGCTCACCCAAATCATCAATTGTAGTTTTATATTCTTTACCTTTAATCTCGATAGGGGTAAATGCATCTATATCAGGTAAATCATAATATTTTATTTCCTTGGCTAATGATTCAGTAATAGATGCGTTAAATATGGCAGCAATATTTAATTTGTTGAATCGAATATTGTTTATTAACCTATTACTCCCCTCCATATTTTCTTCATAATCGTTGCTAATGTCTTTGAATATTTCAGAAATCGCTTGAAGTTCAGAATAAATCTTTTCTTGCCTTAAGAGTATGGTAAGATTACATTTCGAAATCGTCAGCGAATCTCCATCATTCAACTCTATAGGCTGAACATTTTCTTCGATAATCTCGATAATTGTAGTGGATAGTTTAAGGCATTTCTTAATAATTGCATGATACTGTTCCATTCTTTCTTTTTGAGCCATATTTCTCACCTCAGTTTAATTTTATCATTAATGTCAATATATGGCGTGTTAGTCAAGTGGCCAAGACATCTGACTTTCTATCAGACATTCAGGGGTTCGAATCCCCTACACGCTTCCACAAATATTTCCTATATGACTATTATTTATGGTCATACATGCATCTATAGCTCAATTGGTAGAGCAGCTGATTTGTAATCAGCAGGTTGCAGGTTCGATTCCTGTTGGATGCTCCATAATGATCGTGCCGCAAGATCCTGTGAGGACTGTGGCCAAGGGAGTCTCTGCGGAGGCTCCTTTATTTTATTTTATCAAGAAAGGGGGTCCATATGGCTGAATTAAGTAAGAAGATTCGTTTTTATGATGAAGAAAAATTAAAACTTATTAATCCAGAAACACTGAAGCTTTGGAAGAAGTATGAAATTGATATGACACTTCGAGAATTAAGCCCTAAGAGTATTTATGGTTACTATAATGATCTGACCCAATGGTGGATTTATATCTATGATAACCAAGGTAACCAATCGATTGTTGATTTAGATGAGGACGATATAACTGAATTTCTTTACTATTGTAAAACGCAGGGAAACAATTCTCGTAGAATGAAACGTCGAATCTCTTCTATCGCTGCGTTCTATAAATTTTTACGTAAAAAACGAATCATTAGCGAAAATCCTACAGAGTTTATTGATAGACCCAAAAAGGATACAGATATTATTACTCAAACCTTTCTAACAAAAGAACAAGTCGATTTGATGCGTGAAGTTCTTGCGAGCTATGTGGATACCCATAGCAATAAACATTACGCCATGCAAATTCAATGCTATGCTCTATTGTCGCTTTCTACCATGGCGAGAATTAACGCTATCCATAATATCAAATGGGATATGATTGATTTCCAAAATCGAATGATAAATGATGTTTTAGAGAAGGAAGGTTATCTGGTTACTTTGTATTTTTCTAAAGAAGTATTGGATCTTCTAGAACATCTTCGTCATTATAGAGCAGATGCTCAAATAAACGATAATGGTTTTGTTTTTGTGGTCAGCAAAGGCGATGAATATGTCCAGGCCTCGGTTGGTGCCTTAACGCAATGGTGCAAACGTGTTGGTGAGCTAATTGATGTACCAACATTACATCCACATGATTTTCGTCATTCCGGTGCGACACTACTTAAAAATAATGGTATGTCATTGGAGGATGTGTCTGCGTTACTGAATCACCAATCTACTGATGTTACTAACAAATTCTATATTCGTGCAGATAAACGAAAAGTAAGTGAAAACAAGGATATTTTTGAAGTTTAGAGTATCGAACGAAAGGAGATTATATGGCAAGACCAAAAAGTTTGGTCGATAAAAAGCCGGCGCCGAAAGAATCAAAGCCTAAAAAGCCTAAAGCCCCGCAACCTACAACAAAGACTCTTGTAAAAGAAGTGATTATACCGTCAAATGCTTTATACAAGTGCTCAAAATGCGGCAGAGTTTATAGCGAACAGGATAAAAACTTCCCGCCCAGTTATAGCCATCTATTTATTGGCAATAATGGTCGCATCAATTGGTGCAATTTCTGTGTAGAGGATATGTATAATCAGTTTTATTCTGAATGTAAAGATGCACACGAAACAGTTCGTATGTTATGCCGCATATTTGATTGGTATTTTGATAATGATGCTTTTGATTCTGCTTATTCCAATTTTTCAAAAAACAAGAAAAATGGATTAATATTTCACTACATAAAAGTACTAGGTCTCCGTAAGTATGAAGGAAAAACTTATGGTCACACTGTCGATGATGAGATTTATCTATCGGCAGAACGATACATTGAACATGTTCGTGAAAGTGAAAGCGCTGCAATTGACGACCCCGTATCTTTCTTTGGATATGGATTTAAACCTGAACAGTATGCGTACATGACAGAGCAGTATATTGATTGGACTGCCAGAAATGAATGCGTTACTAAGACTCAGGAAGAATTATTTAAAACGATCTGTATTGCGCAGCTAAATATTTTGGAAGAACAGAAACGTGGTGGCAATGTTGCTTCAGCGATGAAAGCATTCCAAGATCTTTTGAGCTCTGCAAATTTAAAGCCTTCTCAGCGAGATGAAAAGGCGATTGCTGATCAAAATACTTTTGGAACTCTGATAAAGAAATGGGAAGATAGCGATCCTATCCCAGAACCTGATGAAGCTTGGAAAGATGTTGATGGGATTGGACATTACGTTCGGTCTTGGTTCCTCGGTCATTTATGCAGGATGTTAGGTATTAAGAATACTTATTCGCGCGAGTCAGATGAAGAGCTGGAGAAGTATACCGTACAGCCTCCGGAGTATAACGACGACGAGGAGTCTTTTGAGGAGCTGTTTCAGGTAGGTGATTATGATGGTAAGCAACGTTAAAATCTCCACCGAAGAATTTGAACAGCAAAAAATTAAAAAAACTATGAACGCTGTTGCAAAATGGTGTTCATTTTATAGAGCGAACCCACAACGTTTTGTAAAAGATTATTTATCAATAGATTTAAAACTGTTCCAACAGATTTTAATCTATATGATGATGTGTTCAACGCATTTTATGTATTTGGCCAGTCGTGGTCAAGGCAAATCGTTTTTAATTGCAATTTATGCCGTTACACGATGTATCTTGTACCCAGGCACAAAAATTGTAATCTGTTCCAAAACGAAATCTCAAGCAGCCAATGTTCTTGAGAAAATTAAAAACGAACTCATGTTTAAATCTGCTAACTTGCGGATGGAAATTAAAGATATCAACACAAGCACTGAAAAAGGTAAAGTGGAATTTCATAATGGATCTACAATAAAGATTGTAACAGCAAACGATAATGCTAGATCGAATCGTGCGAATATACTGATAATCGATGAATTCCGTATGGTCGATGCGAGTGTAATTAACACTGTTCTCCGGAAGTTTCTAACTTCTGCGCGTGATCCAGAATATCTCAAAAAGCCTGAATATCACAACATGCAAGAGCCAAACCAAGAAATGTATTTGAGCTCTTGTTGGTATAAAAGCCATTGGTCCTTCGAAAAGGTTAAAACTTTTTGCACCAATATGGTAAAGGATACACATAAATATTTTGTGTGCTCTCTTCCCTATCAATTAGCTATTAAAGAGGGATTGTATTTAAAAAAGGCCATCGAAGATGAGATGAGTGAATCAGATTTTAATGCAGTAGCTTTTATGATGGAAATGTGTGCTCTTTGGTTTTCAGAAGCAGATGGTAGTTTATACAGTTATGAAGATATTTCAAAATGTAGACAACTCAAATATCCGTGGTTGCCTAAAAAACTTCGTATTGGTATTAAAGGAAAACAGGTTGAAATTCCCCGTAAAGCGGAGAATGAAAAGCGAATTTTATCAGCGGACATTGCTCTTATGTCGTCGAAAAAACGAGATAACGATGCAACGTCCATTTTTATTAATAGCATGGTGGCAACCTCAAGAAACCGTTATGTGAATCGCATTGTTTATACAGAAAATCACGAAGGAATGCTAATTGATCAGCAAGCTTTATTAATCCGGCGTTTATTTGATGAGTATGAATGCGATTATATCGTTATCGATGCAAACGGTATCGGTTTTGGTGTTGTTGAGGCTTTAATGAAGGATATATATGATCCAGATACTGGTGTTGTGTATGAGGCATTAAGTTGTTTTAATAACCCAGAAATCGCAGAACGATGCCAGGTACCAAATGCGCCTAAAAAAATATATGCAATTAAAGGTAATGCTTCATTCAATTCAGAGTGCGCTCTTGGTCTTCGTGAGGCTTTTAGAATTGGGAAAATCCAATTATTAGAGCATGAGGTAAATACAGACGAGCTATTGGCTGAAATGGGGGTAAATCTTCCGTACGAAGAGCGCTACCATTTCCAATTGCCATATATTCACACAACTTTGTTAGTTGACGAACTAATCAACTTAGAGTATGAAGCCAGAAATGGTGTTGTTCGCGTAAAAGAAAAAAGCGGTATGAGAAAAGACCGCTACAGTAGTTTAAGTTATAACATTTATGTGGCAAAAGAAATTGAACGTGGATTACAATCCTTTAATCAAGAAGCATTTTTGCCGCAGCTGATTTATAGAAAACCTGTAATAAATAGACGCTAGAAAGGAGGGGGTTAAAATAGACGAGCAAAATAAAGAGCTTAATGTTGATCAGGCGGATGGCCACAAAGAGTATGCAGTGCGTTTTGCGCAGCTTGCCCGCCAAGTATTGAGAGATCTCACATCAAACACTCAATCATCCGTTACATTTTCTCAGTATACTAAGGAGCAAATCCTTACATATCTAAAATCTCCGCAAGCGAATGCAAAGAATTTACGTAATGCTTCAATATACATGTTTAATAATTCTAGCCACTACCGGAGATTAATTCAGTATTACGCTTATCTTCCCTCTTGGAAATATGTAATTGCGCCTGTTAAATTAGATGGTGCAAAAATTAATAAGGAGACCGTTCGCAAGAACTATGTAAAAATTATAAATACTGTCGAGAACATGAATTTGAGACATGAAATGCAAAAAGCGGCATTAATTGCCCTGCGTGAAGGCGTATTTTATGGAGCAATATGGTCAACGAACGACTCTTTCTTTATTCAAAGAATTAATCCTGATTATTGTGATTTGACCTCTATCAGCGATGGTTGTTATGTATATGCTGTAGATATGTCTCAAATCAAAGAAGAGGATTTGAAAAAATATCCTCCTGAGTTTACCAACATGCGTAGAGAGTATGAACGTACTGGTCAAAAATATATTGAAGTACCAGAAACTATTAGTTTTTGTCTAAAGGCGGATGAAACTACCACTTACCCCTTCCCCCCCTTTGCATCCACTTTGATTTCGCTTTATGACATCGAGGATTACAAAGGAATGTTGAAAACTAAAGCACAAATTAGTAACTATAAAGCTTTAAGTATGAAAATTCCGCTTAATAAAGATGGTACACCAATGTTTTCTTATGATATAGCTTATCAATATTATCAGCAAGCAGCAAGTGTCTTACCTGATTATGTTGGGTTAATTATGTCGCCCATGGAAATGGATTCTTGGGATTTTGAAAAAAGCGGCGGTGTCGATGATACTGATATCGTAAGTGAGGCCGAAGAGGAGTTCTGGAATTCTACAGGAACGAGTAGTTTGCTCTTTGGCAATGCTAAAAATACTTCTTCGTCTGCACTTAATCTATCAATTAAAGCTGATGAGGACGTTGCATTTGCATTGATGGAGCAGTGTCAAAGATTAATAAACAGATATCTTAAATTTATTAGTGGATCTACAAAGTTTAAACTGCAATTTTTGCCAATCACACGTTATAGCGAAGATAAGGTTATAGATTATTATAAGACTGGCGGAACTTTGGGTATTCCAGTTAAATCATATTACGCAGCTTCCATTGGGCTCACTCCTAGTGACCAGTATAATATGCAGATTCTTGAAAATGAAGTTCTTGAATTACATGAAAAACTAATTCCTTTAACCTCTTCATACACACAATCTTCTGATAATTCTCCAGGAAGACCTACGAACGAATCTAATGGAGATGAATTATCGGAGGCCGGTGAACAAACATTAGAAAGTGGTCAGAATGATAACAAGGTATAATGCAATCTATGCTTTTTCAGAAGAAAGTAGGTCTACTCTGTTAAAAGCCGGATTTAAAGAAGTACAAAAAATAAAAGATATCAATCAGAAAGAAGCGTGGATCTTTGTTGGAGATCTACGCTCTTTTTGTTTTGATAAATACCCCGAATGTAAACTGGGGAATTTGACAATGCGTTTTGCAAAGGAAGGTGGTGATAAAGTTGGAGACTAAAAGAATTCTGGTGACTTCTAAATTCAGTATTAGAGAAATCTCCGATATCAATCCATCCTTTGCTTTGGCGAAGGTTGCTATCGCTTATGCCGGTCGCAATAGAAACTACACTAGTATCAGCAAAGAGGTTTTTGAAAAAGCCATACCGTCTTTATTCAACTGCCCCTTAGTTGGACGATACGATCCAGAGCTTGATGACTTTGGCTCTCATGACATACGAATTGTTCAGACAGATGATGGTGGATTTGAAATTGTAAATGCCACAGTACCATTTGGCGTTGTCCCTGAGTCTGCAGAGTTTCAGTGGATCCCTTGTATGGATGATGATGGTGAAGTTAGAGAGTATTTAGTTACAGATGTGATTTTGTGGAAACGTCAGTACGGATACGAAACACTTGTTCGCAAAGGAAGTTGGTCTCAATCAATGGAGATTGGAGTGAACAGTTGGATCGTTGATCATGACGGATACATGATAATCGAAGACATGTATTTTGAAGCCCTATGTATTCTTGGCACCGATGTCGAACCTTGCTTTGAGGGTGCTTCTATTGCTGTATCTACTTACGCAATCAAATCGCAATTTAGTGCAATGTTTAGAGATTTGTACGAAAGTGTTAAAGCTCTATCTATTCATAAAGAAGGAGGTGTTGAGATGCCGAGAGAGGAATTTATTGAGATTTTAAACGAGTTCAACTTGTCTGTAGACGATATCAATTTTGAAATCACTGAAGATATGACCATAGATGACTTTAAAAATAAAGTATCTGCGTTAGTTGCCTCTTCGTTCGAAGAAGCTGATGTTGACTCTCATAACGATACCGATATTGAATCTCTTGAAGAGAATTGTGACCCTACACTCGAAGAAGGATTTGAAACCCAAATTGAAGAGTCTGTCGAAGAACAAATAGACAATGAAATTGATGATTCTGTTAATGAAGAGCCAGAGCCTGTAGAGAATAATGAGCTTGTGGATTATGAAGCTTTATACAACGAATTACGTAATAGCTATGACACTCTTTTGTCTGAAGTCGAAGAGTTAAGACAATATCGTTTGACCAGAGAGACTGAAGATTTTAGAGCGGCGGTAGATGCTGTGCTCGATCAGTTCAGTGATCTCAATGGTATTGAAGAATTCGAAGCTCTTCGCACAACTGCCTATGAGATGGATTCAGTGGAAGATGTAGAATTCCATTGTTTTGCTATTCGAGGCAAGAATGTAGTAGTTAAAGGCAAACAAAATACAAAATTCACAAAAATCCCCGTCGAACGAGCTCAGGATGGTCCTGTTGCCCCCTACGGTGGATTAATTGAAAAATATGCAAAGAAATAAGGAGGATTAAATTATGGCAAATGCTGTTGTAAGACTAGACAACATGGCTGGTACCACTGTAGGTACCCTGCTGAGAAGCGTGAAATTTTATGCTGATGGCGCTGAGAAAGAAATTCAGAACGGCGCCGTTGTTAAACTAGAGGCTCTAATTGATCGTGAGGTTTATAAAGCGGTTGCTCCCGCAGCTGACACTCCTATCAACGAGGTTGCTCTGGTTGCATCTCCCGAAGTTATGTACGACGAGAGAAAAAGAAATCTGGAAGATTTCATTAATGAAGCTGGCGATGTAGCGAGAGGTTACATGTTCCACACTGGTGATGTTTTCTCTGTTACCGCTGAGGCTTTGACTGCAGCTCCCGCTATTGGTTGGGCAGTTGAGCTAGCTGAAGGTACTAAAATGGCTGCTGTTGAAACTGCAACTGAGGGTGCTACACAGATTGGTAAAGTAATTGCCGTTGAGGTTGTTAGCGGTAAAACTTTCTACGTAATTTGCGTAGCTTAATTTTTGATTAAAGGAGGATTAAATAATGGATAGAAAAGATCTAATCAAACTAGCTATCGATACTTATCGTGGCGCTGTTGCTGGTAACTATTCTGTCGCTGATGGTGCAGAGACTCTGCGTCAGGCTCTAATTGAAGCTAATGGTGGTTCTGAGAAAATTGATCCCAGAGCTATGCGTAAAAATGGCGGCGCAATCTTTGAGATTCTCGAAGTTCTAATTCCTGCTCTAGTGCAGGAAGGCTTAAAAGGCGACGAGTTCTACATGAATCTAGTAGAGGAGCGCAGACTCGCCGAGGGCGACAGAAACGAATTCTGGGTTGAGGATAATTCTGCTTTTGTTGTTGCTGAGATGGCAAATGGCGTAGCTACTCCCCGTAGACAGCGTATTGGCCACGCAACCAGCAAAGAGGTTAAAACCACTATGCATCAGATTCGTATTTACGAGGAAATGAATCGTGTACTGGCTGGTCGTGTAACTTGGACTGAGTTCGTTGATAAAGTTGTCGATTCTTTTAAAAAGAATCTATACAACGATATTTTCACTGCTTTCTCCGGCATTGATTCTACCACCGAGGGTGTTGGCACCACTTATGCTCCTGCAGCCGGTACCTATAACGAGGCTAACCTGCTGACTTTGGTTGAGCACATTGAAGCTGCTACCGGTAAGAATGCTATGATTATCGGTACCAAAACTGCTCTGCGTAAAGTTGATACTGCTATCATGGCTGAGCAGGCTAAAAACGATTATTACAACGCTGGTTATTTCGGTAAAGTTGCCGGTGTTCCCATGGTTGCTATCCGCAATCAGCACAGAGTTGGCACTGAGACCTTTATTTTCCCCGATGACAAACTGTATATTATCGCTTCTGATGACAAACCCATTAAAGTTGTTTATGAGGGCGATGGTCTGATTCTTGAAAAAGATCCTATGACTAACGCAGATCTGTCTTACGAGTATCTATACGCTGAGAAATATGGCGTAGGCGTAATCGTAAATGGAAAAATTGGCGTTTACACTCTAGCATAATTAAATTGATTAAGAGGCGATGGAGGGCATCTGCCCTCCTTTCGCTTGAACGAAAGGAGATAGTATGGCAAAATCACCTGCTAAAAAAACAGCTGCCAGTAAAGCTTCCGTTGTTAAAGAAGATCTGGTAGCAAAAGAGTCGGTTGCAAAGAAAGATGAGGTTGCAACTGCCAAAAAGGTTGAGGCTCCTAAGAGAAAGGTTATTAAAGAAGTTTCTTTGTTAGAGATCGTAACTGTTGTTAGTAATTTTTATGGTCAGCTATCATATACCTCTAAGAAAAATGGCTACATTACTGAATGGAGTCGTTACGGAGAAGAACAGCCTATGACCGTAGAAGAATTAATGACTATGCGTAACACCCAGAGAAAATTCTTTGAGCGAAATTGGATTAGACTTGTCGGCGATAATGCTGAAGATGTAATTGCTTTTTTGCAGTTGGAGCGCTATTTTCCAAAAGAGTCTGCAAATGTTGATTTGGAGCAAATTATTTCTATGTCTCCCTCTGAGATCCGAAAGGTTGTTCCTGGACTGTCTGCATCCTTGAGAGAGTCCCTTGCAAGATTGACAATGGAAAAAATTAACGCTGAAGAGTTGGATTCTATGATTAAGATTACTGCTCTTGAGGAGTCCTGTGGCTTTAAGTTAAAAGCAGATTCCGAGGGATAATATATGGCAACACCATATTCTATGATTCACAATATAGCTTTAACCAAAATTTCAGATTACGACATATTAAAATACGATTACCTTTTAAGGGAAGAGATTTTGGACGGGTACTTATTCAGCGCCATTGTTGAAGTGCAACGTACATGTAATATTGATTTGTCTGACCGTAACGAAGAGGAAAAGTGTTTTAACGAAAACTTATCGGATGAAATTATTGAGATTTTAGCTACCGGTGAAGCTTTCTATTGGCTTAACCCAAAGGTTCTTAATAGTGAGAAGCTTAAGAACGCTTTGAATACAAAGGATTACACGATTTATTCTCCGGCGAATTTGCTGGCTCAACTCCATGAATTACGGAATACACTTTGGAATGACTTTAGACGCATGATGATTGAGTATACGTATTATCATGGAAATATTTCGATGCAGGAGGTATAGTAATGGCCGAATACTACTATGTCTCATCGTTAATATCGAAGGTGTATAAGATTTTGCCTATGTACGAAGAGAATAATCGTTTTATTTGCATGTATATTGATAGCTTAATTGATGAAATGGTTGGTGGATACAAAACCTTTCCATTATTTGTTGATAAAGCAGATTATTATACAGTTATTAACATTCTGCATTATTTAAACGATAATATTAATATGGAACACGCTCAACTAAAACGAGAAGTTTTTAAAGCGATCCAATGTATCGATCGTTTAAAAAGCAAGCTGCGGGGTGATTCCATTGCCGATTGACTGGGCGACCTATCAATATAAGTTAAACATAAACGGATTAACGCATCGAGAGCGTTTATTAAATGATGCACAATCATATTATAGTGATGCTATTGCTGATAATCCCGCATGTAAAAAATTTATTAGAGAGTCTGATAAAGCCGAGGTAATGTTGACCCTAACAGATAGCGCAAATATATATAAAAAAACTTATGCGGGAATACCACATTCAAAAACGAGAATTCAAATTGGTGATGTTCTTCACTGGGAGGATACACACTGGTTGGTTACCGAAGTAAATATCTCAAATGAAATGTATCAAAGGGGATCTATTGAACGTTGCAATCATCTTTTAGCCTTTCAAACCTTTGACAAAAAAATACATAAGTATTGGTGTATTTTAGAGAATCCATATTCGAAAGTTTACACAGAGGCAAGAGTGATTTCGACGCCATTTAACCAATTAAAAATGTATATTTCTTATGATGAAAATACTCGTCAGTTCTATAAAGATAAAAGATTTGTGATAGAAAATGGCTTTGATGCAGACGGTAAAGAAATACCGATTGTTTTTAGGATTACTAATACTCAAGGCGTTACCAGTAATTATGATGGCAACCTAATGACAGTTTTCTTAGAAGCAGATAACCATACAGTGAATGATAATATGGAGCTGTTAATTGCGGATTATGTTGATCCTGATAAATACGACCCCACACTGTTGCGTTGCGAAATTGATGGATCCAAACATCTTCTTATTAATTCTACTTATACATTTACAAGTCAGTTCTTTGGGTCTTGGAATCAAGAGGTTACTGATTCTGTGGATATCGTATGGGAATTGGTTGATGAGGTGCCAGGAATCCAATTATCGTATACACATAATACATGTTCACTTCACATTCCAAAAGATCACAAATTGTACGGTATAAAATTCTCTATTAAATGTTATGAAACAAGTGGCAAATACGCCCCTGCTTATCATAATTTGAAGGTGGTGAGTCTGGTATAGTTAAAAATAATTTGCAAAGTTTAGTGCATGACAAATTAATATTTATGGATCGCTTATGCAATGACGAACATATTGCTAAATGCTTATTAAATTTAAGAGAAGATTTTTTAAATGTTGAATTACCAGATCATTATGCTTCTCTGCTTGCGTGGGATTCTGTTCGCCCATATAAATTCGTAGTCGGTGTTCAGGAAGAGAAAAAAGCATACATTTGCATGTCTTTTCGTTATGACCGTTCAAAAACTGCAGCAAATATGTGGAAACCTCTCACTGTTGCATTTTATTGTTTTTGTCATAGAGAAATGATTAAAACTGATTACGGTGTATTGCGGTATGATTTTTTGGCAAATCGAATATCTGAGTTATTGCTAGATACAAGATCTGAGTCGTGGGTTGGAAAAATGGAGTTCGATGGGATGGAAGATATCGTTATGAATGATACCGGCGAATATGTTGGTGTCAGAATTCAGTTTAAGAACACTGAGTTTTTATAATGGATATTACTAACACCTCCCTCCGTCTTATTACCGGTCTTCCCATTCCAGTTTCAAATGAGGTCTCTGTGTATAAAGTCTCTCTAAAAGAGATAATCGACATGGGGTATACTTCGTATTCTAGCATCTTGAAGTTTATATGTTTATCAAGAGAGTATTACGAAGAAGCGTTTGGGTTATCCGATATTACGACATTGCAATATTTGAAAGCGTTAAGTCTTCATGAGGAGACTGCTCCTACTATTATATCTGGCATGTTTTTATTTTTCCATGCAGATTATCGTGATGGATCTTTTTTCATTAACGAGCATGAGATTACCGATGAAGAATTCGATGAGGCCCAAAAAATAATAAAAATTCGTAATGGTATATCATCGACAGAAGAAGCTGAAGATCATCCGGCAAATGATAAAGCCGCAGAATTATTGCAAAAGCGAAAAAAGTATCGCGAGGAGATAGCCAAACGAAAAAGTGATACTTCTGATATTGATTTTTCTGACTTGATTAGCATTTATGCGTCAAGAACGCATTTATCAATTGATGTAATTATTCAGTACGATATATATCAATTCCACAATCAGTTTAAGCGATTAAAAATATATGATGATTATGAAACCAATATGCAAGCATTAATGCATGGCGCCAAGCCAGATGACATTGAAATAAAATATTGGATTTCTAAAATAAGCGATGATTAAGGAGCTAAATAGCTCCTATTTTTTATGTCTATTTTAAAGGAGGTTCAAATGAGCAACAAAAAGTTTGGTGTAAAAGAAGTGCTGGACGCTACCCTGTATGATATGCAGACCAATCGTCCTGTCATTCGTTTTAACACTTTGAAAACTTCTGGTATTGAGGTTACAACTGAATCTGTTTCTGCTCGTGGTGGTAAAGGTAACCCCAAACTAATTACTTGGGAAATCAATAAAGAGGGTACTGTCACTTTTGAGGACGCCCTGCTCTCCCCCAAATCTCTAGAGCTAATTTCTGGTATTGCCAGAAAAGTTGGTGTTCAGGTTCTACATATGGTACAGGAGACTGAATATGACAATGCTGGCGCAGCACCTGTCAATAAAGGTAAACTATTTCCTCTAACTGCTTCTGCTGAAGGTGCAATTGCTTTGGCTTATGCTCCCAAAGAAGCTGTTGCAGATATTCTGGTATACCCTGCTGATGATGATTATGGTACTCCTATTGATATGGCTGAGGCAACTTTAGATGGTAACACACTAACCGTTCCTGCTGCTGCAGACAAACAGGTAATTGTATATTACACTTATGATTCTGCAGATACCGCTGAGACCTATATTATCGATAGCGAACACTTTGCCGGTACATATAAACTGGTTGGAGACACCGTAATTCGTAATGAGGCCGGTATTGATGAAGCATTCCAGGTTGTTATTCCTAACCTAAAAATGTCTTCTGGTTTGACTCTGAACTTCGCCGCTGAAGGTGATCCTTCTGTTCAGACTTTTAACGCTGAAATTATGCGTGAAGCTAACGGCACCACTATGATTCAGATGATCAAATATTAATTTTAGGTGTAGTAATATATGGAAAAGTTTCGCAAGACATTTCTGAAAGTGAATGATGGACTGACTTCTTCGATCAAAAATGGAGTTGCGAATTAAAATGGTAAGTTGGGCGGAGGATTCTCCGCCCATCAATATAGGAGATTTATAATGAAGCTTTTAGCTTTTGATCAGTCAACTACGAAGTCTGGTTATGCTGTGTATCAAGATAAATGCCTTGCCAATTATGGTTTGATTGATTATTCGAAAGAAAATGGCAAGGAAATACTAATGCAAAAAACGATATGCGACATGATTGAACAAATTTCACCGGACTGCGTTGTAATCGAAGATGTTGCGTTACAAACTAACCCATCTGTATTAATTCTTCTTTCTCGGCTACAAGGGGCAATTATTCAAACATGCTCCAAAAACAATATCACTTGTTTTATCATAAAGCCAACCGAATGGAGAAAAAAGTTGGAATTTAAACAAGGTAAAGGGGTTAAGCGCAAAGATCTAAAAATACAGGCTAAAGATTTAGTTTTAAATCACTTTGATCTTACCGTCACCGAAGACGTTGCCGAAGCGATATGCATTGGATTGGCGACGATAAAATAAGCGACCCTATTTTATATGTAAGGAGATGAGAAGGTGTGATACATGATATTCACTTAACAAAATATGTCGCTGATGTATTAAATGAATCAAGTGCGATTTTGTTTCTTGGTACAGCTGGCAGTCATGGCGTTGAACAAATACGAATTACTGCCGACGAGTATTGGGATGGATTAACGATTATCGCAACTTTTCACCCGCCTTATATCGATCCAGTAGATTTACTCATTAAAACAGATGAGATTATTGACGTACCCCCAGAAGCAACTGCGGAACCTACTGATGCAAATAATCTTGGTCGAATTGTATTTACCGGCGTAGCTGATGGTAAACAAGTACATACGGTAAATCTTTTTTATTCTGTTGCCGATCATGCATCTTCTGACGGAATGGACTCTGTACCCACTCCTACAATTTGGGAACAGTGGGTCAATGCTTTTCCCACTGGCGGAGAAGCCGGACAAGTGTTAGCTAAAGTATCTGACGAAGATAGAGATGTTGAGTGGGTCGATGTAAGTGTTACAGGCGGCAATTATTACACAAAAGAAGAAAGCGCAGAAATTTTTCAGCCGGCAGGAGATTACATTCTGCAAACAGAAGTGACCTCCCTTTCCGAAGATGAAATTGATGCGATTCTAGATAATTTAAATTAAGGAGTGAAAAATATGGCAATGAAGTTTCTTGATTCAGTAGGCCTTAAACATCTATGGGCTAAAATTACTGCGAAAATCAATGAGCTAGCAAATGGCGCTGTTGCAGAGAACACCGCTGCTATTACCAAACTGAATGGTGATGCAACTGTTGACGGTTCTGTAGACAAAAAGATTGCTGCTGCAAAAACAGAGCTAAATGAAATTATTCAAGGTGTAGAAGATAAAGCTGATGCTGCTCAGGCTGATGCCGATGCGCTAGAACTAGACCTCGGTAATGTTGATTCGCTAAGCACTACAAACAAAACTGTTGTTGGCGCTATCAATGAGGTATTGGCTGCTGTTGGTACCGGCGGTACTGCCGCTGTTGTTACTGTTACCACTGACACTACTACTGAGGGTGCATTGAAATCTTACACCATCAAACAGGGCGAAGCTACTGTTGGTGTAATCGATATTCCCAAAGACATGGTAGTTGAATCTGGTGAAGTAGTTGTAAATCCTGAAGGTCAGGCTGAGGGCACCTACATCAAACTGGTTCTGGCTAATGTTGCTGAGCCTCTGTTCATTAATGTAGGCACTCTGGTTGATCTGTATAAAGCGAAAGCTGGCGCTACTCAGGTACAGATTGCTATCGATGAGGCTACCAGAGAAATTTCTGCAACTATCGTGGCAGGTTCTGTTGGTACTACCGAACTAGCAGATAACGCAGTTACTACTGCTAAAATTGCTGATGCTAATGTAACTAAAGCTAAACTGTCTACCGAAGTTCAGACTTCTTTGGACAAAGCTGACGCTGCAGAAGGTAAAATTGCTCAGGCTCTTGCTGATGCTAAAGCTTACGCTGATGAGAAAGATCATGCGCACACCAACAAAGCTGAGCTGGATCTAATTGCTACTGGCGATGTTGAGAAATGGAACAATGTAGCTGCTGACTACCTGGCTTCTGCTGATGTCGTTGCACTGACTACTGCGGAGATTGATGAAGCTATCGCTGACTAAGGCGGTGAATTGATTGAATATTATAAAATATCTCGATTCTGTAGGTATTACTCATCTATGGGATAAAATAAAAGAGAAGTTTTATAATAAGGAAGAGGTGGACGCTTTGCTTGCCAAAGCGTCCAACCCAAACTTTATTATAAACTGGAACTGGGGTAACCCAGTCAATGAATTAGGAAAAACTGCGTATTCTGCCGCTGGTTTTACGATTAATAGATGGAAAAAGACTACAGACGTTGGTGTAGTTAATTTGAATGATGGATCTATCTTGTTAGATAATACTGCCGGTTCTGAGACAATGTATTTCGTGCAGTACTGCGGCGGAGATCTCAATGGTGTCGTTACTTTTTCTGTTTTGAATGAAAATGGGGTAAGTTTTGTTTCTGGCGATATCGATAGTGGCGCACAGGTAGATTGTACTTTCGGCAGTTTACAATTTGGATATACAGATACAGAAAATGAATACTTTGTTCAAATCGGTGTTGCTGCGGGACATCAAACAGCAATCAAAGCTGTAAAACTCGAAAGCGGTGCCGTTCAAACTTTGGCGAATACGAACGATTATGGTGAGTGGGATTTAACCGATACGTCTGACTATGCAGAACAATTTGCTAAATGTCAAATGTATAGTTTATATGACGATGCATTTATTGGGCATCAACGATGTCGGCCAAATATTCTTCGAAACTGGGATTGTTTGTATTTAGTGAATCGCTTAGGGCAATCTAGCTATACTGAGGCAGGAACAGGCTTTGATGGATGGACGATTGGAGCAAGTTCAAATGCAACTGTAAGAGAGGATTCTTACGGAATGCAACTCACTGAAAATAGTGGTACCGGATATGCTTTTTTAAGTCAGGCTGTTTCATTCTCTTTAGATAACGGACCATATACTTTTACAGTATTAACTACAGATGGATTATTTACTGAAACACATTATTTGACTACATCGAATGGTGCTGGCGTTAGAATATATTCTAGTGATGGTACCATAGTAGGTGGTCTAACTCTCTTTGGAACGAAGATACAAGAGGTTGGTCCATCAAGAATGATTGTTACATTAGGAGCTTATCCTGGCGCTACTTTTGTTGTTCGCGCGATAAAAATAGAAAAAGGGGACCGACAGACTCTAGCATATCAAGAAGACAACGGAAGATATGTTTTAATTGAAGGGTCAAATTATGATCAAGAAATGGCAAAATGCGTACAGTATGAGCTGATCCCTTCTACCCTATCAGACTATTGCGTAACAAATTATATTGGGACCCCTACTACTTCTAATTCTACCTTTATGACTAAAGTATACCTTACTCCTTCTGCTTGGGATGCAGAGACTAACACTCAGACTGTATCTGTGGAGGGTATCTTAGCTGATGAAACTAAACAAAGCATTGAGGTATCTCCTTATAATAAAGAGAATACGGATCTTGTTACTAAATATGGCATCTACTGTTCTGCCCAAGGTGATAATACTTTAACTTTTACAGCCGAGAGTATTCCTGATAGTATGGTGGTCTTTGCAGTAGAGTGGAAAGATATTGCTTATCAAAAAACGCTCTTTGATGACGTCTCTTTTACATTAGCGGAGAATAATTGGGCTACTATTTCTGCTATTTCTAAATCAGGACAGGCTTCGTCTGTCTGGAATATCGGAGATACTATCCCCGTTGATATTGATGGTGCATCCTATGATTTCCAGATTATCGGATTTGACCACGATGATGTATCAGACTCTGCTGCTTATGGTCGTTCTAAAGCTGGCATAACATTCCAGATGGTAGGTAAAACTTCTGCTTATTACACAATGACTTCTTCTACTTCTGTATCGGGTGGATGGGGTAGTTCGGCGATGAAAGGTACTACTTTACCTAGCATTAAAGGGACTATGCCTACAGAGTTAACTGATGTTATTGTTACTGTAAATAAGCTTGGTTATGGATGGAGTTCTCAACCTCTCCGCACTACCGAAGATAGTTTGTTCTTGCTATCTGAGTCGGAATTAACAGGTGCTTATTCCCATTCAAGAGCTGGAGAAGAAGGTAATCAATATCAGTACTATACGGATAATGGATATACCAATTTTAGTTCATGGCTGCGTACTGTAGCGAAGAGTATGGATGGATATTGTAGTGCTTATAATGGCGCTATTAGCACATACTCTGGTTCAGCTTCAAGTAGAGCAATCTCTTTCGCATTCTGCGTCTAATAAAAAAGGCCCTATCAGGGCCTTTTTATTTTTACATTTTTATTGTGATCCTTTAGAAAGGAGTGAAAACAATGATTATTAATAATATACCTAATAAAAGTAATAGTGGTGGTAATTCTCTCCACTATAGTAATCTGGCACTTGAAGTAGCTAGCTTCGTTACTTTTACTGCAGAGAATGCTGAAGAGCAGAAACTTATAGATGATGGCTATATCTATAGGGCAAGTTTATCTGTCGAAGGAATACAGGAGAACATGACTCCTGAGATGGTATTATCCACTTCAGATATTGCAGATGCAAATGCAGACATCTCCAATCTATGTAGATGTTATAATGGCGGCGTATATAGTTATTCTAAGAAAGTGCCTACCAAAGATATTGCAGTACTAACTTTGGAAGTTAGTTGGAACGATATAGATCCTGGTGTCATCAATATGATTACTCCTGAGACTATAGGTGCTGCTCATGCAACTCATGCATCTCAGCATAGTGTCGGTGGTAGTGATCCTATTACTCCTGAGATGATAGGAGCTGCTCCTTCAATTCAGATCGGAGCAGAAGAAGTTAACGATGGAGATCCAAGTCCTTATCCCGAGGGAACCTTATATGTGATTATAGGCGAATGAGGTGAGTAAGTATGCCTAATATTCTTGGAGTAACTCTCGACAGAGTTTATAAAATAGGGACATCAGCATACATTACTTATCAGGGGTGTCACAAAGCTGTTAAAAAGGCATTCTTAGTAAAGAATGGAAAGTATCACCTTTGTTATGAGAGTGACCCTTTTACAGAACTGTTAATAGACTTTGATTATGTCTTAAATTCTGACGGAACTGCTACTATTACCGGATGGAAGGAGACTCTCGGCGGAGTCTCTAGTAATGAACTAGTAGTACCTGATGATCCTAGAATAATCTTGTAAGGAGGAATAACGATGCTAAATTTTGAGATTTATAAGTCGTTTATGACGAAGTTAGTTATTCCTAATAATGTTACTTTGTCTACAGGTGATTTTAGTAATAAGTTTAATGGATTCTCTTACTTGACTGAGGTTAGTTTTGAGCATCCAGGTATTGTAAATATGTCAAATATGTACAATATATGTAGAAATCTGAAAAGTCAACCGTCTAGTGGGTCTAATGTCTTAGATATGTCCTGTGCTTATAGAGGGTGTTATAGTATGACAGGTAGCCCAGCATGTGGTCCTAACGTTACTAACATGTATTACGCTTATGACTCTTCTGAAATAACAGGCACCCCCGTCTGCGGTCCCAACGTCACTAATATGGCTGGTGCGTACAACACCTGTAGAGGTCTCACCGGCAACCCCGTCTGCGGTCCCAACGTCATTAATATGGCTAATGCGTATTTAGCTAGTAACCATCTCACAGGCGCTCCTGCTTGCGGTGCTAACGTAACTAATATGTCGGGCACTTATTCGGCATGCCATGGACTCACAGGCGCCCCTGTATGTGGAGCTAAGGTTATAAATATGGCTAAGGCTTATCAGGGCTGTGATAGATTAACAGGATCTCCAGTCTGTGGTAACAATGTTACTGATATGTCTAATGCCTACTCAAGTTGTCGCAACCTCACCGGTAACCCCGTCTGCGGTCCCAACGTCACCAACATGTCCAATGCTTATACTAGAGTTTTTTTTGATGGTCATGTCAATGCCGCTTGTGGTCCTAATGTGGTCAATATGAGTTATGCTTATGCGGCTTCTATTATGACAGGCACTCCTGCTTGTGGTCCTAATGTGGTCAATATGAGTTATGCTTTTTTTAACACAGATTTTACTGGCTCTCCCGTATGTGGAGCTAAGGTTGCTGATATGAGTAGTGCTTATGCTCAGAGTAGTATCACAGGCGCTCCTGCCTGTGGTGCCAATGTAACTAACATGTATTACGCTTACGGAGATTGCAGTAGTCTCACAGGCGCTCCTGCTTGCGGTGCTAAGGTTATAAATATGGCTAATGCTTACTATCAATGCAGTAATATTAAGGGCAACCCCGTCTGTGGAGCCAACGTAACTAATATGGCTTATGCTTACTATCAATGCAGTAGTCTCACAGGTGCTCCCGCCTGTGGAGCTAAGGTTGTAAATATGTATATGGCTTATCAAAATTGTAAAAATCTCACAGGCGCTCCCGTCTGTGGAGCCAACGTAACTCGTATGGATGGCACATATTACAACTGTTGGAATATTAAGGGCGCTCCCGTTTGTGGTGCAAAAGTTACTAGTATGGTGAGTGCTTATCGAAATTGTCAAAATCTCACAGGCGCTCCCGTTTGTGGTGCTAATGTAACTAATATGGCTTATGCTTACCTTAATTGTTTAAATTTGAGTGGAAACTCGGTTTGTGGTGCCAACGTTACTAATATGTATATGGCTTATGAGAATTGTAAGAATTTAAGTGCCGGAAATCACACATGGAATTCAAGCAAAGTTACCAATGCCTGTAGATGTTATGCTAGTAAGAATTTTAATAGACGAATTAATTTGCGGGTTCCTGCTAACTCTACAACTTTAAATACTGTGTTAATTAATAATGCATCATCTATCGTTGGACTAGATATAACTTGGACTAAGTCAACGACGTACTGGTATAATACTGCGTATAATATTCGTATTTATACTTACTAAATTTTAAACAAGTATAGGAGGTGTATAATGAAGATAACTGTAGGAGTTCCTGTGTATAAGGCCGAGGGGACATTGGATAAGTTACTAGCTTCGGTTTTAATACAATCAATGAGTTCAGATGTAACCGTTATTTTAGCTAATGACTTTCCCGAGGATAATGGCAAGTATTCTTATTTTAAGAAACGCTATCCTACATTAGATATTACAATTCTTGACTGTGAGAAGAATACAGGACCTGGTCTCGCTCGACAGAGAGCGCTGGATGCTTGTAAAACAGAGTGGATCACATTCATGGATGCTGATGATGTTTTGATGAGTCCATTTGCGTTAGAGGAGTTGTATAATAATATTACTCCTAATAGTATTGAGGTTCAGGGACCTTTCTTTCAAGAGGTCCCTGAAGGAAATATGAGCTCTGCTCAGAGGATGCAGTTGATTCAGAACGGACAGCCTGTTCCTCCTAGAATTATGCCTCGTAATGATGTGACCCATCCATGGGTGTTTGGTAGGCTTTATAATGTTCCATTTCTTCGTCAACAGGGTATTAGCTTTAGTAAGCTGAGAGCTATGGAGGACGGTGAGTTTAACTGGAAGATTAGAATGTCTATTGAAGGTACTGGGCTTCAGATTAATCTTATTGATAGTCAAATCTACTTGTGGAAAACTGGTAGTGAGCATTCGATCACTAGAATTGGTATTGAAGAGAATGGTGGAGAACCACTGTATAATTGGGATTTGTGTCAAGTAGGAGCAACAGCTGCGGCAATTAATGCAGTTAAATTCTGCCAGAAGAAGAATCCTTTCAATGGTGGTGTAACAAGATTTGCTGTTGAACAGATGATAGGTCAATACTTCACTTATGTACAGTGCCTAGAGAAGAAACCAATGTTCGCTAAACAGAACTTCTTCAATGCAAAAAGGTTCTATCACTCCTGCTATAAAGATCTAGAAAAGAGTATTGATCTAGAAGTTCTAAAAATGATGTACACCTCCCAGAGTGCTGCTCGTGGTCAGGAGATGGTTGGTATCATCCCTGAGATTACTTTCTTCGAATTCATGGAGAAAGTTAAGAATGAGGAGTTTGGCGGGAAAGCTGAGTTCGAAGCTCTCAGAGAGGAATTACCTGACTGGGTTAAAGAGCTAGATCTCAAGTCAGGAGTCTTTGGTGAAGAGGGTTATATTCTTACAGATAATGAGGAGGAATAATTATGGACGAGATTATTAAAGATATAATTCTAGAAGAAAATGAAGAAGAGTCTGTGTATGACAAGCTCTTTGGATTAGAAGCTGAAGTTGATCAGATGGAGAGAATGATTGAAGAGAATACTCGTCTGATCGCAGAAGGTGACGATATTGAAGGTAGAACGTACCTAAAACGTCATCTCGAAAATGAAGTACGTAAAAAGAAAGCTGAAATCGCTCGCATTAAAGAGATGATAGGAGAGATGTAAATGGCTTGGGGAAAAGGTAATATAGGGAGTCTATCTGGAGGATCTTCAGGTGGTAATGGAGTTAACAAGAATCTGCTGGACAACTGGTATTTCGGCAACCCTGTCAACCAGCGGGGGCAGACGGAATATGACGGAGTGGGAGCATATCCCTATGCCTTTGATCGATGGATTGCCCGCGGCAGCGTATTGACATTAGTAGACGGTGGAGTGGAAATAGGTACCGGTGGGGCACAGGTTAACAATATCGCACTGCAAACCTCCATCGAGAACACCGAGAATTTAGTTGGGAAAAAAGTAACTATCAGTTTTTTGATTTCAGAAAACAATGCGACAAATAACACATACGTTGGCATTTTCTACGGCGCAAGCAGTGTAAACATGACGCTATGGGCATTGCAGAGCGCTGCTATTCCGGCAGGCGCCACCGGCCTTTTTTCTGCGACAGGCGTACTTCCTGACATGGGGACCCATAAAGCTATGAATCCCTGCCTCCGTGTACAAGGGACACAAAGCGGAAGCCTTAAGGTTACTGCCGCAAAACTCGAAATAGGCGAAGGTCAGACCCTTGCTCAT